ACGGTGCGGCCACGGCCAGCGGCTACTACGGTGCGGCCACGGCCAGCGGCAACTACGGTGCGGCCACGGCCAGCGGCAACTACGGTGCGGCCACGGCCAGCGGCAACTACGGTGCGGCCACGGCGGACAACGCCAAGGCTTCCGCCTGCGCACCTGGCCGCAACGGCAAGGCGAAGGGCATCGCGGGCGCGGCGCTGTTCCTCACCTACCGCGACAACGACTGGAACATCGTCCACGCCAAGGCGGCAATCGTCGGCCGTGACGGCATCGAGGCGAACGTGTTCTACCGGTTGGACTCGGCTGGCAACTTCGTGCGCGCCTAACCCGCACCTCGCAGAGCCCCTTCTTCTACTGACACAAGGAAATGACCGTGACCTCTTTCAAGAAGCCCACCGATGTCGACAAGCTGTCCACCGTCTTCGGAGGCGACATGGCGAAGCTCCTGCCGCCTTACGGCCAGATCCCCGACGAGTTCAAGCGGCACAACGGCAACAAGTGGACTCAGTGGCAGTCGGACTGGTTCTTCAGCGGACTCAAGGGCTACCCGGTGCCGAAGCCCGGCATCGATGTCAAGACCGCGATGCGCCATCTGGCCGCGATTCAGGGCTCGTGGGCGCCCAAGCACGAACACAAGGCGGCCGGTGTCGCCTATCTCGCATCGCTCTGGTTCGAGGAACCTTCGGAAGCCAAGGCCGCCTGACCCTCTCCCACAAGAGCCCATCCCGATAGGGGAAAGGAAACGATGAATGAGCTGGCACTTTTCGCAGGCGCTGGTGGAGGACTTCTTGGAAGCAAACTTCTCGGCTGGCGGACGATTTGCGCCGTTGAAAGAGAACCTCATTGCATACGAGTCCTTGCTGCACGTCAGCGAGATGGTTCGCTACCACTCTTTCCCGTCTGGGAAGACGTCTGTACCTTTGACGGGACGCCTTGGCGTGGCCTTGTTGACGTGGTTTCAGGCGGGTTCCCCTGCCAGCCCTTCTCGACAGCATCTCGAGGCCGGGCCCTGCGCTGAAGATCGATGGCCAGACATGCTGCGAGTCGTCGGAGAGGTCGAGCCCAGATTCGTTTTCGCTGAGAACGTGGCAAGAGGCCCGATCGATACCGCCGCCAACGATTGCAGGGGGAGAGGATTTTCAACCGCAATGGGCATGTTCTGCGCGTCGGGCGTCGGCTGTCCCGCCAGGCGTCCACGTTGGTGGCTGGTTGCCTACGCCGACGGCAAAGGCGAATCACGATGCCCCGTCGATGCGGAAGTGGCCGGCATACACCCTGTGGCAGGACTGGACTGGTGGCAGGACGACCCCCGCGCTCTGGGAGTGGTTGATGGGGTGGCCGATCGGATGGACAGGCTTGCAGCCCTTGGCAACGGACAGGTTCCGTCGGTGGCAGCTCGCGCATTCACAACTCTCGCCAAACACCTCACCAAGGAACTCGCATCATGAGCAAAGCACCCGATAACGCCAGCGGGGCGGAAACCTTCAAGTCCGCGCTCGGCTTCTTGCCGTGCCCCTTCTGCGGCTCAGCGGCCCGCTTCAGCTTCGGAAACGATGGCGATGTCGTCAATGTCCGATGCGCCAAGTGGGGCCATGGCTGCATGGGTGCTGGGCCGAACGAGTACAGCCGAGACAAGGCGCGCGAAGGCTGGAATCGACGCACCTCGGACGCTGAATTGCAGCGACTGCGGGAGGCGTTGCACATCGCCTCGGAAGCGCTCGACCACTACCAACACGGCGGATCGACCTACCGTGCAATCGCAGCCGATGCGCTCGCCAAGGTCGGCGCCGCGCTGAACCCCTGAAGGACACCACCATGACCGACAAGCCCATCACCCTGACTGCTCGGCAACTGGCCGCGCGCCACAGCGAAGCCGCCAAGGCGCGCGCCTTTGAGTGGCTGCGTAATCTCGCAGCTATCGACTCCGCGCCGGAAGCCGGCATCGCGCTCGACACTTGGGCTGATCTGGCCGACCGCGCCCTCAATGCGACTGCCCAAGGGATGTGGCAGCCCATCGAGACGGCGCCGAAGAATCCGATTAAGCGGGTGCTGCTCCGCTGGGTCAGCGGCCAATCGGAATGGATCTGCATCGGAGCGTGGGCATCGGCCGAGGACAGTCCGCGCCTCAAGATCGCCGGCTGCCCGCGCGAGGGCTGGATGCCTGACGCCGGAACCTGCATCCCGCGCAACCAGAAGGACTGCGTGGGCTGGATGCGTCTCCCCTCAGCCGCCGCCACCCCGGCTGTCGATGCGGTGGCGGGAGAGCCGGTGACACGCTTCACCCAGGACAGCGCGGGTGTTTTTCTGGTCGACCAGATGAATCAATGGGGCTTCAAAATGCCACGCGAGGCTTTCAAAGCCATTGTCTACGCCCTCACCACCCCACCCCGTGCGGGCTCGGAGACGACTGCATCGGCGACCTGCGTGGGCGACACGCGGTTCGATGGCTGGTTGGGTTGCCACGAGCCCGACCGCACCGACGGCCGGCGCCCGACGTACACCAAGCAGGACATGCGCGATGCCTATTGGGCAGGCTACACCGAACGCCCGACTGCCCCCGGGCAGGGAGTCATGGGGGCGGAGGTGGTGGCGACAGATCGCCCTTCCGGCGATTGGTATAGAGGCAAGATCATGAGCGGCCCTGACGAAGATACCATGGTTGGCCCAGCCTTCTCAGCGTTCGACCCTATCCGCGCAGCGCTGCTGGTGATGCTGCACGAGGCTCGTCAACTGAACATGCATGTCTTGCGTCAAGCCGGCATCGGGCCGTTCGACTTGAACGCGATTCGGCAAGCCGAGGCAGCCCTCGCCACCCCTTCAGCTCCCTCCCAGGGAGGCGCGGAATGACCGAAGACATCAAGATGCTCCAAGTCCGGGTCAAGGACAAGCATGCTGCGCTGCTGCGAGCGATGGCGCGCAACGTCAATATGGTCTGGAACTACTGCGCCGAGATAAGCCAAAAGGCGATCCGTGATCGCTATGAATTCCTGAGTGGATATGACCTGCAAAAGCTGGCGGCCGGGTTCTACGCTTGCGACGGCGTCCAGATCAGGTCGGGCACCATCGAAAGCGTTTGCGCAGAGTACGCCCGCAGGCGTCAGCAGTTCAAGCGACAGCGCCTCAATTGGCGTGTCTCGAACCGAAAGTCCGCCAAGTATTCGCTCGGATGGGTTCCGTTCAAGGCGGTCAACATCGTCTACCGGAATGGGCAGATCAAGTTCGCCGGCCACCACTTCAGTCTCTGGGATAGCTATGGCCTGGGTGGCTACGATCTGCGCGCTGGCTCGTTCTCTGAGGACGCGCGAGGCCGCTGGTACTTCAACGTCGCCGTCCAGGTCGCCAAGGTGAAGAGCGAGGGCACGAAGGCTGTCGGTATTGACCTCGGCCTGAAGACCGCGGTGACATGCTCCGACGGTCAAGTGTTTACCGGCCGCCTATACCGCGCCAGCGAAGCAAGGCTAGCCAAGGCCCAGCGTGCCAGCAAGAAGCGCCAGGCACGAACCATCCACGCCAAGATCAAGAACCAGCGCAAGGACGGACTGCACAAGTTCTCCACGGCGCTGGTCAAGGAAAGCGCCGCCATCTTCGTGGGCGACGTGAGCAGCGCAAAGCTGGTCAAAACACCGATGGCCAAGTCAACGCATGACGCTGGCTGGGCCATGTTCAAGACGATGCTGGAACACAAATGCCGTCAGGCTGGTGTCGTCTTCGCGGTAGTCAACGAGGCTTGGAGTACCCAAACCTGCAACGCATGCGGCGTGATCGCCGGGCCGAAGGGTGTCGTGCGGGCTTGAATAAGCGAATGTGGCGCTGTCCATGCGGGGTCGAACACGACCGCGACGTGAACGCAGCACTCAACATCCGCCGTCGCGGGCTTGCGACGCTTGAAGAAGGAGCCGGGTCATGAACGAACGGAGAAGCCAAAGGGAGCGGAGACGGGAGATCATGGCATCGGAGAAGCCAACACAAGCCGCCGAAGCGGCGAGGCTGGCGGAGGAGGCGATGCACGAGGCCCGCGAGGCGGCGGACTGCGCCTTTGAGGAAAACGCAGCGGCGCACTTGGCGCGGATGAGCACCGCCATCGACCGCCTCCGCGACCTCGCCAGCAGGGCAGATAGCCCGGTGGGGGAGGTGGCCTCGCAGTTGGCTCGCGACTTTCCTCCGATGGGTGGTCTGACCGAGTGCGACATGGGAGATAGCTATGAGTGACCAATCAGTCAGGGCCATCGTTCGCACAGTAGTCAACGCTGCGGCGGCATGCCGTAGTGGAGGCATGACCTTCCGGGAGCGTGACGCAATTCTGGAGGTTGCGATAGCCGACCTTATGGCGCTTGCGGCCGCTGGAGAATTCGAGGCCGGATTGAGAATCGGTGGCGCTATCGGCGGCTGCTACGAGTCCCCCGCAGTCGAGGCCAAGCCTACGGCCGCAGAGGTGACGGGAGAGGATGCCGAGCGGGCGGCCTACTACGAGTGGGCGAACAGCCGGGCGCCAGGAGACGTTGGCATCCATTCGGCCCGCGTCGGCTGGATGGCGCGAGCAGCTCTCGCTACTCCCAGCGCATCCCCCAGCGAGGCGCCAGTGGCGTGGACTGCCGATCAGCTCTGGAACAACTCCGCGCTCATGGCGCTGAACGCTGAGATGGGCCTGACCATGGACCAGCTCGTTAAGCTCGCCAGCGCGCTATCAAAGCCAGCCAAGCTGGAACCGCTGACCGACGAACGGATCATGCAGTTCATGGCGCCATGGCACATCGAAGACGACGCCGCCGACCGCGCCGACATCATCAAGTGCGTGCGAGCAATGCTCACCCACCCATCTGCTGGTGCAGGGGTGCCGCAGGAGGTGGCGATGCCCTCGGAGAACGCGCTGCTGTCGTGCATGCAAATCCCGGTCGACCCCGAAGGCCATTGCCCACTGACCGGCGATGAGCGAAGCCTCTACATGGCAACGAACGTCGTGTACGCCTGCGCTGCTGCCTGGGGCATCCGGCTGAAGGGGGAGCAGCAGGGCTACGACAGCCACCAGCGTTACCACGACGATAACCACGGTTAAAGAACTGACATGACAGGCACCACTATCCCTGTAGCCAGCGAACTGGAGGCCCTGAGGGCTGAGGTTGAGCGGCTGAAGGGCGAGCTTCGCATCATCGCGGGCAAGCGCAATCTTGAGGCCGATCGTTGCGACATGCTGATCGGGCAAGTCTCCCGCCTCACTGCAGAGAGAGATGCAGCGCGCGAGGATGCGGCCAGGTATCAATTCCTTCGGTTCGCCGACCTTGATGCCATGGCGGCACGGTACTGGCCTGGCGGACAAGTCCCGGAGGGCGAAGCGTTCGACTCAGCAATCGACGCAGCCATGAACCCATCTACCCAGGAGCCGAAATGAATGAGTTCACGCGCAAGGCCCTTGAGTTTGCCGATGCCATGGTCGTGGCGAAATGCAGTCAGCAGCACTCCAACCAATACGGCGGCCTCGGTGAATGGAGCCGCTTCGGGCGCGAGCACAAGGAAGCCCGATCCGCCCTCCTGGCTCACCTTGAAGGAGCAGAGCAGAAGTGGTTGCCGATTGAGACCGCGCCGAAGGATGGCGAGTCGGTGATTCTGGGCTTCAAAGACTTCAGCGCCGAAGGGTTCTGGATGGACGATCCTGCGCGAAATCATTGGCGTGAGACGGGCTGGTTCTTCTCGGATGACGACATCCTGACGGGACACCCGACGCACCCCACGTACTGGCAGCCTCTCCCCGCCACTCCTACAGAGGAACAGCCGTGAGCAGCCTCGGCATCATTCACATTTCATGGGCCGGCCCGGAGATTCACTTCGAGGCCGGCAAGATCTACCGCATCGAAGACCACCCGTACTGCGGGCCGATCTTCCTCAATGCCAAGGGCGATCCGCTGGACAATCAGCCCAAGGAGTCGGACAAGGTCTGGGCGCACGTCAACGCGTGGTATCAGCAAGGCAAGAAGGTGCGCGATGTCGACGGAAAGAAGTGGGCGGTCTATCAATCACCGATGCAGGCTGCTCGCCGCGCTGGCCGCGCTGCCGCTTCACTTGGAGAACAGCATGACCGATAGCAAGATCCGCGAAGCTTTCGAGGCCGAGTTCTCGGGCCTCCCGAAAGGTCTGTCCGAGGACGGAACGCTCTATATGAACCTCACGACGCGGGCCACTTGGAACGGCTGGCGCTCGGCCTACCAAGCCGCTCGCCAGTCTGCTCTGGAAGAGGCGGTGCTGGCTTGCGAGAGCATCGCGCGCAATTGGGTCGACACAGGTGCCACACCAGCCGACTGCGCCGATGCTATCCGTCAACTGGCTGCGCAAGCAGACAAGCGCCCTGAAGGAGAGAAGACGTGAACGACCGGATACATGACTTTATCGTTGGGATGGCCGGAGGCGCTGTTCTGGCGAGCGGCTTCGGCTATCGCGTCATCGTCGTTTCCGCAATCGTCATCGCCCTCATCAATGCGTATTTGGCCACCCGGCACAAGCGCCCTGCGGCGAAGGAGGAATGACATGCTGACCCTGACCGACGACGAACAAAGGATCATCGAGCAACTCCGCCGGGTCGGCCCGATCCACCGTATCTATGAGGTCGAGTGGGCCGGCGAGGGCATCAACACGCGCGACGACACGGGGCGATTCTCGGCCCTGGTGCTCGCGTCAAACCGAGACGAAGCGAGGGCAGTCGTCGACGAGATGCTACCGGCGGACTATCAGTACGGAGCACTCGTGGAATGCCGGATGCTCGGCATCTCCCTATACCAACGAGCCGACAGGCCTCGACTGATCGTGACGAATTGGGCGAAGGAGGAATGAGGATGGATCCCGACCTGACAGATGCCGAAGTCGATCGCATTTGCGACGGCTACAGGCAGAACGCGGCCAAGGTGCGCTACCTACGGAGCCTCGGCGTTACGGTCGATCGCAAGCCCAACGGCCGCCCGCTGGTGTCACGCGCGCACTACGAAGCCGTCCGAGGCGGCCAGCCGATGCCCATACCGACCGCGCCCGGCGGCGCGCAGCCTCACTGGTCTGTCCCAGCATGAGCCGGCCGAAAGACCGCAAGAGCTCCGAGGGCCTGCTGCCGCGCATGGAATCGCGCCCTTGGGCCGACGGCAAGACGATCAGCTACCGCTACCACCCTCACGGCGGCAAGCCGACGCCATGGTCCACCGACAAGTCAGCAGCCCTGCAGTACGTGCTCGATCTCAACAAGCAGAGCGATGGCTACGGCACGCTGCGCTGGGTCATGGCGCAATTCCGGCTGTCGGGACGCTGGAAGAAGTACGCCGAGGGCACGCGCGACGACTACGAGTTGGCGTGGAAGCAGATTGACAGCCGCCTCGGGGCCATGCATATCGCCTCAATCACTAGCCCGATCGTCGCGCGCTACGTGCACATCGAGCGCGCCGGGGCGCCGCGCCGCGCAGACATCGAAAAGAGCCTGCTGTCGCGCCTGTTCGGCCACGGGATCAAGCTGGGGGTCTGCACGCTGAACGCGACGATCGGCGTCGAGCCGCACGGCAGCGAGGCCCGCGACACCAAGCCGCTGGACGTCGTCCTGGCCGGCTTCCTGGCGTGGCTCGAGCAGCAGACGCCGCAGCGCCGGATTGTCGGCATGGCCGCGGAGTACGCCAGCCTGGCAGGTAGTCGCAAGGTCGAGTTCCTGGATCTCGCGTGGCCGCAGATCGACCGCGCCATCGGTCAGGTGCGGACCAAGCGGGCGAAGCAACGCGGCAAGAAGCGCGGGGAAGTCATCGAGCTAGTGCAGATCACGCCCAAGTTGGGCGCGCTGCTCGACCGCCTGCAGGCGTTGCGCGCGGAGAGGGGCGTCGACTGCCTGTACGTGTTCCCGACGCGCGACAACAACGCGTACAGCGCTCGAGGGTTCAAGACCTTGTGGCAGCGTTGCGTGCTGGACGCGATCGAGGCCAAGGTGATCTCGCCGGCCGATCGCTTCACCTTCCACGACCTGCGCGCCTACTACGCTTCGGAGCACAAGGTCGAGACGGGGGAGTTGCCTGACCTGCACAAGAACCCTGAGACAACGGCCCGGGTCTACGATCGGAACAAGGAAGTGAAGCGCCGGGCGCTGTCCTGAATTCCCACGGTGGGAATTTCCGGCTGTTCGGGCATCCAGTGAATCGCGCTGTAACCCGCATGTTTGTTGGGGTGGCTAATGGGACTCGAACCCACGACAACCAGAATCACAATCTGCGGCGCAAACATAGTATCCACGCGGGTTTGCAACGGGTCAATGGGAATATTTGCACATTCTATGAGTGCCGTTCTGCGGCCTTCGAAAGCATTCGTTCCCACACAATGGGGGATAGGTTGACCCCTTCAAGGCTCGCACAATAGCGGGGCCGACAGGTGCTTGGAACCACCCACCGGCCCCTGACCACCCCGAACTGACTTGGAGTCCGACATGGCTAAATTCATTCTAGGCGCCGCGCTGGCGCTCGTGTTGGCTGGATGCGGCGGCGGAAGCCCTGAAACAGCCCAGAAGTCCCCCGCCTCAACGCCCTGTACGCCTGTGTCCCAGGTGCGCGTTCAGTTATTCGGGGATTCGACGATGGCTGGCTACGAAGGTGGCACGGCGGACGCACAGGGCGTTAGCTCGCTTGCTGTGCACACGCCGGCTGTCGCATTGCAGCAAGCGCTCGACGCGCGCTTTGGTGCGGGCTCCACGTTGGTGACGAGTCGCGCCGTGCCAGGCACTTGGTCGCAGCAACTGCGAGACGGCACGGACGGCATGAACGCGCCCTGGCCGCAATCGGTGGCAGCCGACATCATCGTCATCAACCACGGCATCAACGACATGCAGCATCGAGACACTGAGCCGATGTCAGCGTATCGAGCCAACCTCGAGTTCTTCGCCACGCACACCAACGGGGCGCAGCTGGTGTTCGAGACACCCAACAAGGTTGTTTCCTACAGCGTGGTTGGTGGCACGGCTGATTGGGCGGATACCATGCGTGAGGTGGCCCTGGAATTCAGAGTCCCTGTAGCCGACACGCAGGCAGTGAGCGACCTGACGATGCTTGGTGACTGGGCGCACCCGACGGATGCGGGGTACGTCGAGATCGTGTCTCGCTCGCTGGCGCCTACCGTGGAACCAATGGTGGCGAAGCTGCTCTGCCGGTAGGCGCGGCGCTAGACCGCGCAGGTTTATCGCGCTACGCTGGCGGTGTTGGGTTCGCGCGCGAATGCTGGCATGACTACAGGCTTAGTTCGTCATGTCGATTTCTTGTCGCGCGCGGTCTCGACTCTGCGCCCCGAAGTAAAGAGTCTTTACGAAACCAGGCGCACCCTGCTACCATCCGATCCATCATGCCAGCAGCCACCGCCCTTCCGCGACAGCACCACACCCAATCGGGGTGTGGTGTAGTGGCTCGCACAGCGGACTTTGACTCCGCCAGTCTCGGTTCGATTCCGAGCACCCCTGCCAACAGTTGGCGATCCCGCCTGGACTCATCACGCTATTGACGCCCTCTGGGGGCGTTATACCGTCATGGACACGGGCCGGGCTGTAACCCCGGCGCTTCGGCAGGCTAGGTTCGATTCCTAGACGCCCCACCAGTTTCCGCGGGTCGTTGTTGAAACGGCATCCTGCCGGCCTCCAAAGCCGCGCGTTCTTGGTTCAAATCCAAGATGGCCCGCCAATCAGTTCCGGATCGTGCCGAGCAGGGCTCAAAGCTGTTTCGAAAGCAGTGGCACTCGGAAGGGTGATGGTTCGATTCCTTCACGATCCGCCATTGGAAGGTTGCCAGAGTGGCAATGGGTCAGGTTGCTAACCTGTAGCCGGTGCGCAAGCGCCGCGAGCGTTCGATCCGCTCACCTTCCGCCAGAAATGCAAAACACCCCTCTGACCCGAAGGCCAGAGGGGCGGAGTAAATAGTCTTTACAAATTGCGCGCGATGTGCTATTTTCGCGCGCATCGCTGGGGAACCCGGAATCGGCGAGTGGGGCAGGCGGCGCGGCCTGTTGGGTATACGTCCACTCGGTTCAGCGAAGACGGCCTCGGCCCTGCAGACCGGGGCTGTCGCGTTTCTGGGATCAGCGGCGGCGCGACAGCCTTCCGTGCAGCCACATCCCAGCCATCGCGCCCAGGCCGGCGCCGAAGCCCAGCGGCAGGACGATCCAGCCCCAGCCGCGCGTAGCAGCCTGCCACGTCACGTAGACCTCGCACACCGCCATCGCCAGCGATGTCGGCAGCACCCACAGGTACTTCCCGGCAGAGACGTTCAACTGCTGGAACGACTTCAGCAGCACGAAGACGAATGCCGACGAGAAGGCGAGAAGGATCATGCCGCGCTCGAGTTCGGAATCTCGTCCCCAATGGTCCAGTGGTGTGGAGCCTTGTCCGCGTGCTTGTCGTGCATCTCGCCGACCTTCCGGTTCAACTCCTCGCGGTACGGCATCGAGCGCGGCGGCCGATCGTCGACCCAGTTGCCGCGCATCATCGAATCGCGCAGTACGACAAGGCCTGCAATGGCCTTGGTGATATGGTTGATCCCGCTATCCGGGTCGACATCTTCACCCTCCCACCAGTCAAACAGATGGCGCCCGACCTGGGCATCGAGGTAGATAGACGCTCTCACGCCCGCGCCTCGCCAGTTGTGCCGCCCATATTTCAGTGCACCCTCGGTCATGGCCGCGCCAAGTTCTGCGAGCACGTTTAGCGGGACGCAGGAGATGCCCGCCTTGCGCGATCCCACGGCATCCTTCGGGTTCGTTGGCTTGATGTCGCTCATGTGGTCTCGTTTGGCTGTCAGAACAGACGGCCCATCTGGTTGGCGAACTCGAACGGGTCTTTCGCGTTCTTTCGCAGGTTGCATGTCGGGCAGGCGATCACGAGGTTCGCGACGACGTGCATGCCACCCTTGGACAACGGCTGGTAGTGGTCGACGTGGTAACTGTTGGCGCACTTGGCGCTGCACCAGTGGCACACACACCTTGGGCGCGCGCTGCTCCCATGCGTGGATGTCAGCCGTGGCATCACCTCCCGCTTCCTGCTGGCGCCGACGAGCCTTATAGGCGTTCTTCACGCTCTTGATCAGGTCGGGGTTCGCGGCCATCCATGCCGCCTTGACGGCCTTCAGGTGTTCGGCCTTCCGCTCCCGATAGGCGCGGTCATATGCACGCTTGCGATCCTTGGTGGTTGCCACATAAGCCTGCATCTTGGCTTTGAACTCGGGCGTGTCTCGCTCACATAAGTAGGCTGCACGCTTGCGGGCCTTCACGCGATCCGCATGTCTCTGCCGCAATCTAGCGTTGATGGCTGCGACGCGTTCCTTGTTGGCGTTGTAATACGCCAGTTGCTTCGCCCGGGCCGCCTCTGGGTCAGCGTGGTAAGCGGCTCTCTTGGCGGCGCGGCAGCAATCTCGACAGCGATGCTGCACACCCAAGGGTGATCGCCGATCTGCCGAATACTCCGTCAGCAACTTGAGCACATGGCACGCGCAGCAGACCTTAGAATCAACATCAGCCATGAATCGTTCTCCAAGAACGGTTGGTGGTTAGGCCTGCCGGTCGTGTTGACGCACGACCGGTGGGCTGCCTAATTCTACTGGGGATGCATCCAGCATTCAACCCGCAGGTTCTAGCATCTCGGGGACGACGGTATTGCGGGCCACTAGGCCATGCGCGGCGTGGAAGGTCAGGGCGGTTGCTTGGCGCTCGGCGATCCAGCCGCCGCGCGCCGCGTAGGCGTCGCGCGCCGTTAGAGTCGGGTGCTGAATCACGGTCATGCCGGAGTGCTCCTTCTCTTCCGCATGATGCCTATGCCCGCAACTCGCATAACGCTTTGAGGTGGCGCCCCAGACCTGCGGGAACTGCGATGCGAACAAGAGCGGCAGCGCATCATTCTTCTTAAGGTGTCCGTGATGCCACGCGAGCATCGTCGCGCCATGCTGGTAAACGTAGTACGGGAGCGGCGAGTCAATGACCTCGACGCGCGGCTCGTTCTCGTACAGCGCTGCGAACAGGGTGCGAAGCCAGATCGACGATGAGATGTCGTGGTTCCCTTCCGCCATCAGGACGACCACCTTCTCATGGCGCGTCAATGCGACATCAACGACGCGCCGCAGGATACGCACCGCGATCTGCACTACCTTGGAGAATCGTCCGTCTGAGTCCAGGACGAAGTGTGACGTCGGAGTTGTCGGTGAAATTGAGTCTTGATGCAGAAAATCGCCAAGCTGCGCGACGATCCCAAGGCCGGCCGCCGGGCTGGCCGAAACCATCTGCTCAAAGCATCCAACGAGAGTCTTCTCGGCAATTTTAAGGTCCCAATCCTGCCCGCCCTCGCGATGCCAGCAGAGTGCCCCAACGTGGCTGTCAGTTAGGGTGTAGACGTTGCAGAGATGCGCCAGCGAATGCTTTGGCGCCTTCACTGGCTTCGCGCGCGGAAGCTCATCCGCGAGCGCGGTCGCTGCGGCTTGTGCGGCCTCTAGCCATCGCGATTGATCCGGGGACTGCCGCTCCCAGGTGCGCTCGACCTCGCCGTCCTTCGCGCGCTGAACCGTCACCTTTCCCATGATGTAGCCAGGCGCTACACCGCTGTTGAAGTGCCCGGGCGCGTTGCCCATTCGCGCCGCCTTCTTGCGCAGGCACTCCATGGAATCTCGGAGACTGCTGGCAGCACAGTTCAGGGCCTTGGCTGCCGCCCTCTCGCTGCCGTGCTTTTCCAGTGCCTCCAAGTACTCGAGCTGCCGGACGGTCGCCCACGATCTCAGTTCCTTGAAGGCATCGGCGCTCATTCGGACCTCATCAGCAGTTTCTCAAGCGTGTTGACCACGCGGTGTTCGACGCTGTACTGCACCTGCGAGGAGGCGTCTGACGCGACCGAATAGGTGAGCTCGAACAGCAGGACATGCAGGAGTTCATGGACGACTGTGGCTTCGATGGCCTCCGTCGTTGTCGGGCCAGACCAGTTGCCGGTCTTGTAGGAGGCGAGCCGATCCGGGTAGAACAGCTTCACCTTCGACATCGAGCCGTTGCAGCGGCCGACGCCGCGCTCGATTCTCCAGTCGGTCAGGTTCAGCTTCACCTGCCAGACCCGCACCAGGCGATCGAACTCTGCGTCTTGCTCTGGCGTCAGGAATGGCAGTTTCGACTTCATGGAGTGCCCGGGGTCAGTGCGTCGTAGGAGTCCGCAGCGAGCTGGCCGGCGCCGTGGGCGTGGTCGGCGGTGGCAGCAAACTGTCCAGCAGCCTCGCGAAGCCTTCGGAACACGTCGGCTCGCAAATCGGCGGCATCGCTGGCTGCCTGGCCTGGGGCGGAAGCGGCGGTATCACTGGGCACACAGCGGGCGTTGATGGCGTCGAAACGGTGCTGCACGCTGTCACCAGCGCGCACAGCATGCTCAGCGCCACGCGCAGCAAGGGAGTTGAATTTGTCGGCTTCATGAGCGGCTTCCGATTGATCTGCGGCGATCCTTGCTTCCTGGGCGCGTGCCGCATCCACGTCCTTGCTATGTTGGGCAGCAGCAGCAGCGATGACCTCGGTCGCACCCTCATGCTTGAGGTGGTGGACGACACCGGCAAGGGCGCCGAGCAACGCCAGCACGAGCAGTCCGATCCCGATCGCCTTGACGGCGACTGCCGACAGGCCGAACGGCATCACGCAGCCTTCGCGGCGGTCAGGCGCTCGAGCGCATGCTGCAGGGCCAGGGCGGTCGCCTGCTTGCGCTGCGTGGCGGCCAGGATCTGCGCGTCATCGGAGGCTGTGTTGGCAGCGGCGAGCAGGACGTCGACGGCGCCATGGATGGCATCGGCGCGGATGGCGCTGGTCTTCTGGCGGGTCAGCCAGCCGTGGGTGGCGATGCCACCGACGAACAGGGCGACGGCGCTGGCGATCATGGCGAGGATTTGGAAGGTCATGCTGTTCTCCAATGGGGAGTAGTGGTGCGCGGAGAAAGGGCCGCGCGTGCCCTTGTTCAGTTCGAAGGGGCGTCGCCCTTCAGGACGGACTTGGCGCCAATGGCCACGCCGAGCGCCGATCCAAGCGTTGCCATGTGCTGGGCGTAGAGCCCGCAGTCCGCCATGGTCAGCGGCGTGTGCTGGACGCTGACGAGGTAGGCCACCAGCGAGTGGTAGCCAGCGACCGCAGCCAGTGCCGTGATGCGAACTGGGCAAAAGGTCACGCCGTCCTTTTCCGTGACGCTCTGCAGGAATCTGTCTTTGAGGCTCATCAGATGCCCTCGTCTTCGAACAGGTTTGCCTCGGCGGCTCGGCGACGGGCGAGGCCCGCAAGGTGAGCCCCGCCGCACATGTCCCAGCGGGCGAACTCTGCGTCGGCGCCGGCGTAGTCGCGGGCATTGAGCTTGCGCAGCATCGTGGAGCTGGCGAAGTTGCCCTGCCCCGCGTTGAAGCAGAAGTCCACGAGTGCGTTGAACTGGTGCTGCGTCAGCGGCACCGTCACGAGACGATTGACCGCAGACACCGCCTCCTGCACGTCTTCCAGCAACCACGCATCCGCCTGCGCTTGGGTGCAGTTGTCGCCCAGGTGAACCCACTTCGTGTGGCCCCATCCGATGGTCGGCACGCCTTTGGAGTCAGGGTAGGCGACGAGCCTGCACGACTCGAACGACTCCGTGAGGTGGAGTCCGTCCCGGCTGTACTGCATGGCGTTCATGGCAGGAAATCCAGCAGCGCGTCTTCCGTGTAGTGCTCGCGCCAGTTCCAGACCGCCTCTTCGAGCGGCGTCAGGCGCGGGATGTGCGTGGTCGTGCTCATGCGGCCCTTCTCGTCGGTCACGATGCCGCTTTTGCCTTGCGGCTTTGGCGGCGCCGCCGGCGCAGGGGCCGGCTTCGTCACGCGTTCGCCGAGGCCTTTGAATCGCTCGGGTTCTGGGTCGGTGGTTCTCATGTCGATCACCTTTCATCCAACTCTGACTTGGTGGCATGTGCCCAGCGCCACCAGCGGTGGAGCGTGAACCCCAGAGTCGCAAGCAGCGCCAGAATCTGCAGAGGGCTCATCCCGTAGGTGAACCACAGGGCTCCGTTGGCGATCCAGGAGGCCCACACAGGCAGCCATGACGTGTCGTGGTGGTTCATGCCGCCGGCCCTTAGTTGCTGAGTTGGTTGTGCCAAACCGAGTTGGCAAGCTCATAGACGATCTCCGCCGACTTGCCTGCAGTGGCTGCGAGGATCGCGGTGCCTGGCGTCAGCGTCGTGGGTGGGCACACATTCGACGCTGCGGAAACGACCGCGTTGGCCGTGACGGTGCGCACGTTGATTCGCCGGCCAAAGAACGCGCCAGACGATCCAATCGAGGGGAGCGTGAGCGTGCACGTGCCGGCGAAGTTGACGATGATGTCCCGATCACTATCGAGCACGGTATAGGTCGAGGTCGTCACGCGCGTCACGCCAGTGGGCTGCGTGACATGGACATTCACCACCTGGGTGCTGGCGGAGCTCATGATCGAGGTGGGCGGCGAGCCGATGAAGATCGGGTCGTAGATGTCCACCGTGCCAGTGCCCGTGGCCTCGATCCAGGAAGACGCGACGGCAGAGTTCGTGGTGCGACCGATCTTCGGCCGCGTCATCACGATCTTGCCGCTGGTGGTCAGCGCAAGGTTGCGGTAGGAGGCATTGCCACCAAGGCCGGCGTCTAGGAATTCGTCATCGGTCGAATACCAGTCGTTGGAGCCTCCAACCTGATACACCGCGCAGTAGCCCTGACTGCTGTTGAACTTGCAGCCGCGCGTGCGCACCGTGCCGGGGAAGTTGCCGAAGAACTGCATGCACGCCGTGGTGCAGTTCGTGAAGTCCACGTTCACGATGTCCAGCGACATCGCGCCCGTTCCGCTCAAGCGGATGCCGATGTCGGCGTTGATGAAGCCCTTTTCGACTTTGGCGACGCAGGTGTCGAACTCCAGGCCGGTGGCGCACGCCGGAACGCCTGAGCGGGTCAGCGCGTAGAAGTTGCTCAGCACCGTGCCAGTGCACGACTTGAAGTGGCCGATGCCCGTGGTTCCGAGGTTGCCCGCCGCGGCCTCGAAGTACACGTCGTCAATGACTCCGCCAGTCCAGTTCTGGACGTCAAAGAGACGTCCCCGCTGATGACCGTAGGCATGCACGCCGCGTACCGTCGACGCGAACGCGCCATTCGTGTCAGCCGTCTGGAGAATGAGCTGGTCGTAGCAATTCGACAGCGAGATGTTGGTGTAGAAATTGTCCAGGCTGCCGACACCCTGAAGGGTGAAACAGCCCTTCATGTTCTCGAACGTGATCGTGTCGAAAATGGTGTTCTGCGTGGCGCCGGTCAGGAAGCCGGTGTTGGTGGACGGAAAGTCGATCCACAGGTTGCGGAAGATGCCCGAGAACATGCACTGTCCCGAAGCGTCAGCGCCACCACCCTCCACGCAATAGATGCCAACCCCGGTGTAGCCAACCGAGGCAGTCATCCGCAGGTTTTCCATGCAGAAGTGCGGGTTGTTGTCCTGGTTGATGAACAACGCGTTCACGTTCACCGGGGCGGCCGCGATGCTGACCGCGTTGGGCTGCAGGATCGAGCGAATCCGGGTGTCGCCCCGAACGGTCACCCGATGGGTACCGTTCTTGATGAGCTGTGGTGTCTCGATCTGGAAAGTGCCATGCGGTACCGAGGTCAGCACCAGCCCATCCAGACCCGCCTGGAATGCCACGCCGCAAACAGCGCCGGAAGCGCCCGTGTCCGCCGTGATCGTGCTGATCTGCGTGGGCGTCATGAGCTGGAACACGCTGGTCCGCTCTTCGTTGACTTGGTGCTGCGTCGTCGCCACCGCCCCAGCAACTGACGTCTTGACGCCGAGCATTGCATCGCCGTTGGCGGAATTGGCGGTGTCCGCCAGGTCGGTCTTGTTCGCAAGCGCGTTGGACCACTTCACACCGAGCGTTTGCGTGCTGTCTGTCAGCAGGGCATAGCCATCCGGACCGGCCGGCAACCGCTGATCAGAGCCGGCACCGTGAACGACCAGGTCGCCGGTCGAAGCCAACGGCGAGGCATAGCCCAGGTCGGCAATGGCCTGCGTCGTCATCTTGACGTTGTCACCGCCCTGAACCCCTCGGACGAGCTCAGTCCCCGTCAGCGGCCCCGCTGCGTTTTCTGCGGTGGTCGTCTTGTTGATGGCTGGCATTGGTCAGTTCCGGAGTTCGATGGACCCGTCTTCGCGAAGCTCAAAAGAGCCGTCTTCGCGAAGCTCAAAGGTCGGCTTGAGGATTTCGGTGATGGCCAGCAGCAGCTGGCCGGTATCCGTGGGGTCGAACACGAGGCCGGCAGCGGCGATCACCGTGCGGATTTCTTGGTAGGCGCCGAGGAACCAGTTCGCTCCCACATGGGTCGGCGGCGTCAACGTGGCGAGATCGCCAGCCGTTGGGTAGCCCACGGAGAACTGATCTGGCGCGCCCCATTGCATCGGGCTCGCCTGGCTCTTCCACAGCATGTCGGCCATGGCTACGGCCCTCCGGCGGCGAGGATCTCGACGGCCTGCGCGAACTGGTGCAGGTTGTGTGGATCTGGCGTGAGGCCCGCCGCCACGATCACGGCCCGAATGGATTCGGTGACGTAGAAGTAGAAGTACGGGCCGGGGACTGTCGGATCGAAGTTCGCCCACGCGACGGCGCTCTGGGGAAAACCTGCCGACCCAGGAAACGGCGGCGGCGTCGGCGTTGAGGCGACGTCGCTTTGGTAGATGCGATCCATGGACTAGATCGCCCCGTAGCGCACACCGATGATTCGGATGGCCTGGTAGAGCTGGCTGTTGTCGCGCGGATTCGGGGTGAGACCTGCGTCGATGATCACGTTGCGGATCTCCTCGCCCCAGCCGTAGAACCAGTAGGGTCCCGGCGTCGTTGCCTTGAGCGTGGTCGTCGCGCTTCGCGGGTATCCGAGAACGGCTGTAGCGGGCAGCGCAGGAGGCGTTCCGGCCGCGAAGGCTTGATAGGCGCGCGGCTCCATCTCAGTTCCCGATGCAGAAGAACGAGATGGGGATGTTGGTCGCGCTTCCGCTGCTGACATCCCCCGTCAACGTCACCGTCGACAGCGATGCAGGGATGGCGTAGGCCGACCACGAGCCACTGATATTTCCGCTCGTCTTGACTGAGGCGAACGCAGCGAAGTGAGTGTTCGGAAAGGTGGTCGGCAGCGAAATGGTGTAGGCGGTATCGCTGGCCGCGGCCGTGTAGGACCCCCACTGAAAGATCAAGCCGCCGGGCAACTTCTGGAAGCCGGCGGGAGCCAGGGAGTGATTGCCGCCTGTGAACTCCGACTCGAGCGTGAAGTTCGGCGCGCCCGTGATCTGGCTCCAAGGATACGTGCCGGGCTGCAAGACAGACCAACCCGTCGCCGGCGCAGTCAGCGTCCCCGTGTCGGGGTTGACCATGTTGTTTTCAGCGGTCGACACCCAGAAGGCGCTGTAGCTGGCAGCCTTCAGGATCGCGCCGAGCGGGTATCCGCCGATGGCCGTTTGAAAGGCCGCGTCGCGCTTGAACACACCGCCGGCCTGGATCCAGCGCAAGCAGGCCGTCGTCTGGTTCATCAGACCGTTGAAATATTCCCCCAGTGGCGCGATGCCGCCCGAGGCTGGATCGAGGAAAGTCTCCGGGGGAGAACCCAAGTCCAGTCCAAACGAGCCCGGAATGGCACTGTTGTAGGTTTGCGGGACAGCCTGGATGTAGGCTGGGTTCGCCGCGCTCGCGAAAGCGATCGGGAACTTGACGGGTACTTCGGAGCTTTGCATGCGGTATCTCAGGGGGTGACGACAGACATCAGCACGCCAGACGGGCTCGCAAAGGCGCCCGACTGCTGCAAGATGGCGAGGTCAAGTTGCGACGGGTGGAAGTCAAAGACGTAGGCCGCCGTCATGCTTCCGAGGTCAGAGACGTAGACGTTTCCCTGGCCGGCGAACATCTGCATCAGCGCAGCGTTCATGCTTGGGATAGAGCGATCGGAGATGTTCGAGAACGCCTTGACGAGAATCAGTCGGCGGTAGTCGCTGTCTTGCAGGATGTAGTTCGGGGTCTGGTGGTTCAGCGTGTTCCATGGGGCCTGCCGCCAGCCGTAGAACTTGCCCGCGCCCGGCTCGCCCCATCCAAGCAACTTGCCCGAAGCGCCACCGGGAACGTAGAGCGTTCGTTTGACGCCGACGATGCGGCCCCACACGTCCAGGCCGTAGCCGGCGGCCGTGTCGATGTCCAGGATCGACGTGACGAACAGGTCGCTCAGGCCATCGGCGTTGATGGCGTCTGAGAACGACTCGATCAGCGACAGCAGACGTGGGCTGTTCGCGTACTGGCTGAGGATGGTCTTCGGCCAGACCGGTGCGACGCGGGGGTAGATCTCTGCGTCAACGGGCATCTCGACCGTCGAATCGACAGTCGGATCAAGGTAGCCGGCGATCATGGTCAGGAGAACGTGACGGCGATGTCAGTCAGGGCCAGCGTGGGGATCTGGTCCATGCGCATCAGGATCGCGTTCTGGTTCGCTGCGTCGATGCCCAGCTGGATGGTGTAGATCGACGCCCACGGGCCCAGCGACGCGATACCGGCATAGAACCGGCTGGCGAAGATCGGGCTGGCGATGCGCGCGTTCAGGCCGCCATCTGTTCCTTCAAAGGCCGAGACGACTGCGGCCTTGATCTGCGCGACGGCCGTGGATGGCACGCCGCCGTTGCTCTGCATCGAGACTGCGAACTTGATCGGGGTCGGGGTTGGCGTCTCGAACGTCACCGAATAGGTCGGCGGCACCGTGTAGGCCGGGTTCGTGTCCTGGACGCTGATGGTGGTGTTGCCGTTGTAGTTGCAGCCAGGGTTCTTCTTCTTGAGGATCGCCGCCGCGACCGCTGCTGCAGCGCCACCGTAGGCTGCCACGTAGATGGAATTGGCGACAAGCCGGACGCCTCCCGCGGCGGACGTCATTGCCTCGCTGCCCACGCTCTGCGGGATCGAGAGTTGATAGGTGCCGGCGCCACCCGTGGGGCCGCTCAGCTGCTCGGTGATCGATGTTCCACTGACGATGCTGGTGCCATTGATCATCTGGCCGGGAGCGAGAGCGCCGGTCACGCTGGAGGCGGTGAGAACTCCAGAGGCGATGACGCCCGTGAACGAAGCGCCGCTCAGCGTTCCTAGCGGGTTCTCGATCGCGTAGGCGTCGAGCACGCCCGGGACAGCGAGCACCGCAGCGAGCACCGCGCCAGTCTGGCCGGTGGCATTCAGGGCGACCGACTGCTGGCGACGGAGTTCGAAAGCCGCCGTCGTCTCAGCATCATTGCCGACCACCCCATCCGTCGGGTTGGTGATCGTGTCCCAGCCCGAGATGGACTGGTAGATCGTCGTCAGGCTGCCAGCCAAGCAGATGGTCGGGCCGGGCACGGCGCACGCGAATGTCAGCGTCACCGTGCCGCCCGTGATTGTTCCGGCCTCGGTCGCGAGGTAGCGATTGCCCGCGGAGTCCGCTGCCTGAGCGTTGACCGGGATGATCGTGCCATCCAGACCAGAGCAGACGCAGGTCGCAACGGTGGATGCGGCCGGAATGCGATCGAGGAAGTAGATGCGGCCCACCGCGTCCTGGAACCGTCCCGCGTTCAGCGCCGGGTCGAAGCCGTTAGCGATTTCGAGGAAGGCGTCGTTTGCGGCACCGATGATGGCGGTGTCCGATGCCGCGATCTGGCCTTGAGGCGTCGCGGGCGACGGATTGAGGTCGCCTCCAAAAGCAGTCTGAAGATCGGCGATGCGGCCAGCCAGGATCGCCGACTCGGTCGGGATCACGATGCCGTTCGGGCCGATCGTGATGGATGGGACATTGGTCGTCATGGCGGCCCTGGAATGCAAAAGGCCGCCCGGAGGCGGCCTGTCTGCTGGCGAAAGGGGTCTAGAAGCTCGCGGCGGTGACGTTGCCGCTGCTGTCCGTGATCTGGATCTGGCCGCCGAGCTTGCGGTCGCTCGATGAGGTCAGGTAGGCCTTGGCCGAGACGACGTCGGGTACCAGGCGCGCCGCAGCGACCAACTGGGACTTCGTGTACTCGATGGGCGTGGACTTGCCCAGGATCTGCGACAGGTAGGGGATGCCGCGGGTGGTGTCGTAGTAGCACTCTCCGAGGAACGTACGGCATTCGTTCGCCGCCGCCAGCGCCAGCGAGTAGGGCTCGGTCGCTACGGCAATGTTTCCACTGCCGTCCAACTGCAAGTCCCAGCTCGTGTTGTCGAGGTAGAGCGTGGAGGCCATCAGATCACCGTTCCCGTGTGGCCCGACGAAGTCATCGTGCCGTGGTCGTGTTCGTGGTTCGGGCCGAGGTTCTTGCTGGCGACCGTCAGCGTCGTGGCGACCGTAACGATCGGCGCGTCGACCTCAGCCGCAGCGACCGTTCCGGTGGCGTTGATGTCGCCGGTGGCAGTCACCGTAGGCGTGTTCAGCGTGATCCCACTCGATGCGTTCAGCGTGATCGTGGGCGCCGTCGCCGTGATGGTCGGGGCGGATAGCGTGATCGCCGTCGGCGAGTGCAGATCGATTCCGGCCGTCGAAAACCGCACATACTGGGTCGGTGCCGCGTTCAGAAATCCGCCGAGGTACAGGCCGTCGGCTAGGTCAAAGCGACGTGCGCTGCCAGGATTCGATGGTGCCTTGTTGGCTGTCGCGCTTGAGATGTCTCGATCGGCAAAGACGGCCACTCCGATGTCGCCAACTTGCGGGTCAAGGATGATCGCGTTCGCGCCGCCCTGGATCCGCTGGTACGGGCACTTGAAGACGGTGCCATGTGGCACTGCCGTTCCGATGCCGTCCACCTGGTTGACCATCGGCTGGATGTCGACGAAGCCCACGGGGGAGACCCCGCCGGCGTTCGTGACGCCCCGAACCTTCACCAGCGTGGCCGTCGCCATGCCGCTCATGAGCGACTGGACGAGGAAGGTGATGGCGTTGAAGTCGGACGATGCCGAGCCGGGCCGTTGCGAGCCGTTGTAGCCGTCAGCCATTGGTCAGACTCGACCCACTGAACCGTGTGAACCACTGGCCACCCGGGTCTTCGCTCTCGAGCTCGTGCTGCATGTTGAAGACCTGCCACGTACCGTTGGCGACAGCCAGCGAGCTCTCGACCTGCACCTTCCCGCCGGGGCGCAGCAGCGGGTTGAACAGCGTCGTCAGTTCAATGCCGTAGACGCTGGTCGAGTAGTTCGGGTAGCCCACCATGCCAGTCGCCGGCGAGATCACCGGGATTTGCGTGCCGCGTGCGCCACCAACCGGGAAGATGGCCAGGGTCGTATCGTCGATCACGTACTCGATGCCGGCGGCCTGAGCGCACTTGCGGATTTGCTCGAGCGGCGATCCGGGGTAGTACGGCGTCGCCAGTTGGATGGAGACGCCGTTGTTCTCGAAGCTCAGGCCCGCGAGGTGCGCCAGGTTCTGCATGATCACCGCGGCGTCGGCACTGCCCGGGTAGCTGGATGGTGGCACCAGCTGAACCGCCGCGAATGCGCCGGCCTGGGCCAGCACCATCAGCGCCGTGTCGGGCGCCGTGTTGAGCATGATCTGGCTGATCATGATCTGGCCCTGAAAGACCGTCGCCATGCCGCTGACATCGTCCCCGGCCGAGATGATCACTGTGTTCTTGCGGATCGCCATGGTCGCTTGGTTGAGCGACGAGAGCTGATTCAGCAGGGAGGGCGTCAGGCCATGAATGCGGATCTGCGCCTCGCCCATGCCCGGACCGAAAACCTTGTCGATGTGCGCATGCACCCGAAGGCCAGAGCAGGTCACGGTGTTGGTGCCGGACTCTCCGAACGTGCCTTCGCCGAGCTGGAAGACCAAGTCAATCCGGCGCTTGACGAAACTCACAGGTCGCTCGCCTCGAGGTACATCAGGATGAACCGCGATCCCAGGCCAGGGCTGGACGGATCCGCTTCGCCCTGGGTGTCCGAGAACATCAGGTCACCGACGAAGCCCAGGTAGCTGTTGATGACGATTCGCGTCAGATTGCGGCACACAACTCCGCCGATCTTGAGCACGTCGTTGACGTACAGGTCGCAGTACAGGCCCGTCGTGCGCGTCTTGAGCACGATCCGGCAGGACTGGCCGCTGAGCGTGATCGTCAGTTCCTGTCCGTAGGCGTCGATGATGGGAACGACTTGCATGTCAGCCCCCTACTGCGCTGCCGGCTGCAGCAGCCGGAGCCAGCGCCTTGCGGACGGGCGCGATCTGCGCCGTCGTCGGTGCGACGGGCTGCTTCGTGCCGGCATTGACCGGGTCGGCGCCTGTCGGCTGCTTGGGTGCGGTGATCGCTGCCACCGGTGTCGCACCCCCGCCCGTGGTCGTGGTGAACACCGGCGCGGATGCCTGGCGTACCTCTTCGAACATCATTTCGACGATGAGCAGGGTCACGCCGCTGCGCGCGGTGCGCTGGAACGAGTAACCCGTGATATTCGCATTTGAGTACGTCACCTCGGGCATGACGATGTCGTACAAGTTCAGCGAGTCCTTGGCAGCCTTGATCGCGGCAAGGAATGCGGCACGCTCGCTCTCGCCGCCGCCCTTGGTCATCTGCACCCGGTGCTCGTCGGGCGCCTGGACTTTGTTGTAGTCCTGGAACGCGCCCTTTTCCTGCGGCGCCGTCGACAGGCGAGCGCTTGACTTGTGCTCGACCTTGAGGATCGAGTCAGCCTGGATGGCCAGCGAACCATTGAGGTAGATGCCCCAGGCCGGGATGCGCGATGTCGGCTGGATCGCCGGCGAGTCAGCGGTCATCAGCGGCTGCGGCTCCCCCTCTGCGGGCGGGTTGAGCAGCGCGGGGACGCCAGCGGTCATCAGCTCACCCCACGATTGGCCTGCGCAGCCATGGAGAAGTTGCGCAGCTCGCGCACCGTGTCACGCGCCACGCCTTGGGTGTCCTTGGCGGAGCTGTGCACATGGATCGCCCCGACGGTCACCGTGGTACCGGCGCCGCCCGCGGTCGCGCCCGGTCCGATCCGGCTCATGACGTCGCTGACGTACTTCTGCGTTTCGAATGGCATCGCGCCGCGCGACGCGGCGCCCTCGCCTTCGTTGTAGGCGGCGATTGCCATGGGCAGGTTGCCCTTGAACAACTTCAGCAGGTAGGACAGGTACTTGGCCGCGCCTTGCGCTGCCTGCTGCGGGTCGTCGGGGTCGTTGACACCGTACTGGGCTGCCGTCGAAGGCATGAACTGGAACGGCCCGCGCGCGCCCTTAGGGCTGACGGCGCCGATACCCGAACCGCTGCCGGTCTCTTCGCGCTTGATCGCAGACAGCAGGCCGGCAGGAAGGCCAGCCGCAGACTCAAGCGAACTGTAGTCAGTGGCGCCAGAACCTCGATTGCCCAGGCCCTTGACGGTGCCGTCCACATAGCCGCCGGGAAGGAAGTTCTTCGATCCGTGCTGCTTGTCGTAGAACCAGCCACCCAGCTTGTCCCACCATCCCGTCGCCTCGCCGATCGCCGATGTGATGCCGTAGGCTGCCGAGAAGGCCAAGCCCAGCATGCCGAGCCTGCCGATCAGGCCACCGATGGACATGCCCATCGCGGCCATGCTGCCGGAAAACTGCGCGGCAAACGAGGCGATGCTGTAGCCCTTGAGCAGTAGGATCGCCGAGCCGAGCGCGCCGATCAGGCCGATCGACACCGGAACGTGATCTTCCATCCAGAGCAGAACACTCTTCAGGCCGATCAGGACGCCATTGAGCAGCGGGCTCAGCTCATTGGCGACCTTGCGGCCGAAGCCGGTCAAGGACTCGGTCAGGTCATGCCACGCGCCGGTGCGCTCAACCGCCATCTTGCGGTCGGCCTCCGACTCGATGTTCATCTTCTTCTGGGTCTCGAGCATCTGCTCGAGCGCGCGGTCGGTCTGCAGGAGGATGTTCAGGCCTTCTTCGCTGAAGCCAGCCATCTGACCCAGGCGCTGGGCGTCCGGCCCGGTCAGCTTGCGCATGGCGTCGCGCATCATCAGCAGACGCTGCGTATAGCTCGTCGACTTGTCCATGAACTTGGACAGGTCGAGGCCGGCGCGCACAAGGGGGCTGAACTCGCCGGCGCCGCCGTTGAGCTTGAAGTCCTCCATCAGCTTGTTGACGCCACGGAACAGGCTGTCAGCATCGCTGCCCTGCCCGCCCAGCCGACGTGCCACGCCTTCCCAGGCGGATAGTTCTTCAGTTGCGACACCCAGGTTCTTGGACAGCCGGCCCACGGCGACGTCATTTGCAGTGATGTAGGCGAGGAATTCCTTGCCGGCCACCGCGCCGACGATCGCGGCCGTCACCTCGAGGATGCCGTCCCGGATCTTCTTGTAGGACTCGGCGGTGCGCTTGGCGGCCTGATCGAGATCCTTTTGGGTCTTCTCGGCGGCATCGCCCGTCTTCTGCAGAGCTTCCTGGGCTTGCTTCTGCCCCTTGGTTACGCCAGAGACATCAAGTCCCAGGGTGACCAGCAAGCTGTCGATGATCGTGGCCATAGGTCAGTCCCGGTGCTTCGCTTGCAGTTCCTCGTTGAAGCGCTGGACGCTCATGATCTCGAGGAAGTTGAACAGGTCTTGGGCTCCGTAGACGGTCTGCAGCTCATGCAGCGTCGCGAGGCGAAGCGGGCTTGTGACGACCGCAGCGATCGTCAGCGGCACATTCACGCACTGGGCGTACTGGACGCCGCTTCCGCTCCCGACGCGGAATTCTTCGATTTGAGGCGAACGGCGCGTGCGAAAAAACCGGTGTGAACCTCAAAGACTTCTTTGCGCAATTGCAGGCGCGTCGCGACTTCTTCGATGTCCTCTTCTACTAGGCGGCGCACCACGCCAGAGCTGGTGATGAACTGGACGCAACCCATCATCTCGTCGAGCAATGGCTTGGCGGTCGCCGCATCCATGCCGGCCAATGCCCTGAATCCCAGGATGGCAATGCCTGCAATCGAGGCCGGTACGCCGTCAGGGATTTCCATGCCGCCCTTGGCAATCGCCATGAAGGCGCGAATCGCCCAGTCTTCGGCGGCGCTCGCGCTCAGTTCAGTGATGCGAAATGTCTTACCGGCGTCACGGCCTTCGGCCGTGATCTTGATGTCTGCGATGTTTCGCATTACTGCGGACCTCCCACGATGCGCTCCCACTCAATGGTGAAGTGGCGCCCTTGCAGCAACTTGCCGGCGTCGGGCATCGGATTGAACTCGGTCAGCGTCCCATTGCTGCACGTCCATACCTTCTTGAGGGAAGGAAACGTGATCGTCATGTCAGCGCGGAACGTCGCGATGGCCTGCTCTTCGGCGTTGTTCCACGTGTCCAGCACGTCACACGACGGACTGTCCGCAAGCAGCGCAAAGGTCTGCTGCCGCATCGTGAAGACGAATCCGGCGGTCTTCTTTCCGTCGGCGCCCATCGTCGTCTCGGCGTGGCGCGCCGTCGCGGTCTTGAGAATGTCTTCCGCCATGAAGTTCTGCAACTGCACGGGGGTGTCGTAGAGACCAGCGACGGTCAGGGTGATGACGGCGTCTGCCGAGGTGATGCTCATAGTGGCTCCGAAATGCAAACAGCCACCCAGGAGCGGCTGCTAGTTGCTGGATTGGTGAGTTACGCGACCTCGACCGAGGACAGGATGATCTGGTTGACGGAGCCGCCCGAGGTGTACCAAAGCGTGCAGTTCGGCGTCTTGCGCTGTCCGCGGACAATAGCACCCGGATCCCTGATCTGGAGGTACCAGCCCTGAGCGGAAAGCGTGGTGTCGATCTTCAGCCCGGCCGCGTTGTTGACTTCGGCGACCTGAAGGGCTGAAAGGCTCACGCCAGGCTGAATGGCTCCGAAGTTGACGGCGGCGTTGATGGGGTCCATGCAAGCGGCGCGGATCAGCGCATAGCCAGCGTTGTTGTAGGGGACGCTCTTGACCGAAACCAGGAGTTCCATCAGCGCCAGTTGCAAGGCGTTGTTCAACCAGATCTGGTTGATGTAGTCCTGCATCCACTTGAACGGCCCCGTAACGCTACCGGGGGCCATGAATGTGAAGCCCTGATTCCGCGTGGCGACCGCGCTGTAGGCGTTGTAGCCGTTCGCCTCAAGGTTGGTCAGCGTCGTGAGATCGGTCACGTCGGGCGTCAGGCCGGTCTGCGCGCGGAAGCAGAAGTTCGTGCTGCCGTTGGTCTCGCTGAAGTCCACCGAGGCGACCGCGCCCGATTGGTAGGCGGCCTTCGAGTAGTCCACTCCATAGACCGGGAACGTCCCAGACGAGTTGGCCTGCACCAGGAGGTAGCCCAGGCTGGTCGTGGCCGGGACGGTGGTCGTCGGGCTCGCGTCGGTGTCCCAAGCGATGTAGGCGAACTGGTTGCCCTGCGCGTTGTTCCACGCGGCGAAGGCTTGCTTCAGCGTGTTGCCGCTGCCGTTGTCTGGGTCGAAGGTCGTGAAGAACGTCGCCCAGTCCTGCGTGATGCCGGTAATCGCCGTCATGAACGTGCCGGGCACGGCGGTGATCGCGCCTTGCGAGAGGACGGCGCCGTCGGCCTGGCGCAGATTCAGCGGGTCGGCCATCGATCCCGAGCAGTAGGTGATCGTCGAGGTCGCGCCGGTGGTGACGCTGGTGAACACGAAGGCGCCCGAGACGCTGTCGAAGGTGACAGCAAAGTTCGGGGAGGTGAACGCGGCCTGGATGATCGTGGCGGCGTTCGAGAAGCTTGTCGCGCCGGTCAGGGTGATCGTGCCCGAGGTCTTGGCGGTGCCGTCCGTGGTGATGGTCAGCGTGCCAGGCGTCAGCGCTTGCAGCTGCGCGAGGGTCAGCGACGAGACCGAACCGCCACGCAGGAAGGCCGACACCGGCGCGGTGTTGTACTGGGCGACCAGCAGCGCGCCGGGCTTGACGTTCGAGTTGTCGAAGCCGGCAAAGTAGATCGCGGCTGCGGCGGCTTCCGTGCTGCCTCCGCCGAAGTAGGTCGCGACGGCCGTGGCGGACGCAAACGACAGGACGGCGCCAATCGGCGCGCGAGTGCCGCTGGTCAGCATCAGGCCGTTGAGGTCAAGGGACGACCCGCCGGCGCTGATGACGCCCGGCACGATCGACACGAAATAGCTGGCGGGGATGGACTTCGTCATGGACGCTCCGGGGTCTTGGTTGTTGCGGGCGTGCCGCGGCGAACGGGGAATGAAAATGCCGCCCGAAGGCGGCTTGTGCGGGTTGGTATGGCGCTAGGCCGGTGGGTAGGCCGCGTCGACTTCTATGACTCCGACGACGATCTCGCCGGCGAAGTCCTGAGGCACAGTGACGATCGGGTTGCATTGGCAGACCACGTCTGTGGTCCATCGCTGCTGAACCTGCGAGCTCTCGTCCCAGAACTTCATTTGCCGCGGCTCGCTCGTGTAGAGCGGTGTCACGTCGAGGCCTGAGGAAGCGAACTGGTACACCCCCCAATCGGAACGGAACATCGTTTGGATGATCTGGGCGTGGTCGCCGGACAGCGGGCCGAAGGTATCGACCTGGACAGTCACTTGCGTCGCCTGCATGTCCTGGCGGGTCTGAGTCGTGCCCGGGTAGGTGTCGGTGTACGCGGTCAGGTTCGTGGCGAGCCGGGTGCGCAGGATGGGCGTCATCACGGCGTAGTTCGCCGACTGCGGTGAAGCCACGCGGTTGTCCTGGCCGACGACGACCTCGGTTCCGGTGGGAAGCACGGCCACGAGGAAGTTGCCGAGCGCCTGCAGGGTGTTGCTCTCGGTGAGCATAAGGGTCGGCTGGGTCATGACACCTGGCGAACGATCGCCACCTTCGTCCAGCCCGCAGTGCGGTTGAAGTTCTCGAGCGGGATCAGCACCAGCCAGACCGAGCCGTCAGGCAGCGTCACGAGGTCGCCGCCAGTGTTGTCCGGCCGACTCACGCCCGCCAGGTTGCCGTTGACGTACAGCGCGAGCTTCTCGCCCTGCAAGTTCAGGCCGTCGACCTGCGAAAGTTCCGCCGATGTAAGCGCCTGCACCTGGCCCAGCATCGAGGTCGTCGAGTAGGTCGGTGTGCGCGTGAAGTCGGCGTTTTGCGTGAAGCCAGTCGACCGGCGCACGGTGATCGCCTGCATCGGGTTGACCCGCGCAATGACCCCGCTGACAGCTTGGTGCAGGTTCACGATGCGTCACCGACTTGGTGCTGAACGTGGGCCATGAGGTAGCCCGTGTCATCGAGGGGCGTGGTGCGGTCTGAGCCCTGCTCACCCGCAGCCACGCGGCGCGCGGCCTCGCCCACGGTCGCGCCGGTGACGCGCCAGCCGGAGTCGCCCTTGTGCTCGTCGCGCATCTTGCGCAGCATCAGGGTGATGGGCGACAGCGCCTTGAAGTCGCCTGCGGCCAGGGTCTTTACGATGTCGCCAGCCGCGGCAGCGCCAACGGCATCGAGCACGTCATCGGCCGTCAGCCGACCAGCCACCACGGCACGCATTCCGTCGGCGATGTTCTGCGACCACTCGCCCTTCTTGTCTTCGACCGTCGGCCGCATGAAGGGGCGCGGCGGAATGTTCTGGTCGGGGGCGCCGAATTCCTGGATGGCGGCCACGTACGCGACGGGCGTGCCATCCTCGTAGTTCTGGCCGGAGAAGAAGCCGGCCTTGGCCTCGCGGTTGGCGAAGCCCTCGCCGATGGCGTCGATCTTGGCCATCACGCGGGAAAGGTCGAGACCGGCCATCAGTAGCAGCCGCCCAGGAAGCCGCCGCCAGCCTGGCGGAACGACGCGCGCTCGAGCGAGCCGCCAACCATGAGACCGCCGGCCGCCTTGACGCTGAGCAGCGCCCAGAGTTGCTGGCCGTAGGGCGTGCTGGCCAGCCAGTATTTCCATCCGTCAGTAGCCGGCGCCGGGACGAGGTTGAGGCTGACGGTGCCCTCGGCCGCGCCTGCGACAGGCCCGATGACCGCATTCGGATCAGCCACCAGCATGGCGGCGATCTGGGTCAGGTGCCCGGTCATCAGGTTGAGCGCCAGCTGCAGGGCGTCGCCGTTCAGCAGGCAGCCGTCGTACGGCGTCATGATGACGGTCGCCGTCGTGAACGTGGCCGCCAGCGTCGTCGGACTCACCGACGCGAGCGCCGGGCAGGCCGCCTGGAACAGCGTCAGGTCGAAGGTGTGGGTGGCCACGGTTGTCGCTTAGATGCGGTGCGGGTCGCGCGACGTCGGCACTTCCGTGCTGACGATGTAGCCGGGGAAGTCGGCCTCGGTCTTCGGGCTGGACTCGCCATCGACACGGTTCATGTCGGCCACGGCCTTTTCGATGTCCGAGTTCTTCTTGTCCACGCGAACGTAGCCGTTCTGCTTGTGGAGCTTGAACGTGGCGTTCTGCTCCAGGAGCGCGAGATCCTCGTCGCTCACTTCGGTGTGGTAGCCCACCGGCGTCCAAAGAGCGACGGAATTGCGCGCGCCCTGGGCGACCGATGCGCCGCCCTTGATGTAGATGGTCTTGATTTCCCTGGGAAGGGCACCCTTGTCGACGCCTTGCTCATAGTGCGTGTAGCCCATGTTCGTCGCCAGGGTGGAAACAACGTAGTTCGCCATGCTCTTCTCTTTGAATGAAAAGGCCCCGCGGGGTTGCCGCGAGGCCTTCGGGGTTGACGGGAGAAAGCGCCTTAGACGCCGGACGCCCGGACGACCAGGAACGGGCGCTTGAGCAGCGCACCGGCCGTGGCCATACTGAAGTCCTCGACGACGCTTTTTGCCATCTGCTGCACGCCCAGCGCCATGAACTTGGTCGCGACGATCTGGTCGATCACGCGGCCGTTGTCCGAGGAGCCGTCGTTGACGGATTCGGCGTACAGGTAGAAGACGTTCGCGCCGCCATTGGCCGAGTTCAGCTGGGGAGCCGATTCGACGCGCATCAGCGGGTAGGTCTCGCGGATCCAGCCCATGACGGACTGGTTGCCGTAGACCGCCACCGTCGACAGGTAGGCGTACGTGTTGGTCGACACGGCCAGCGTGGTCGGCGTCGTGCCCGGGTTGACCAGGTCTTGCGACTGGGTCTGGAGCTTGGCGCAGGCCTGACGGATGTCCGCGGTGATTTCCGTGAACGTCTTGTTCTGCCACAGCGGCGACGAGCTCGCGCCGTTGGCGACCGTGTAGTACGCCGGCAGATTGGGGTCGTTCAGGAAGCCGTACGTGCGGTTGTTGCCGCTGTTGTAGCCCGAGAACGCCACGATGTTGCGCTGCACTTCGAGGCCGAGGGCAGCGCTGTTGCGCTTCTCAGCCGCGGAGTCCACGCGAACGCGAGCGGCACGAGCGGCTTCCAGGCGGAAGACCTCGGTACCCTTTTCGAAGCGCACGATGGTGCGGCGCTCGAAGTTCAGGTTCCACGAGGCCAGCGGCACATTGGTGTAGTCGCCGTAGGGCACCGCGCCGCCCGTGATGGGCTCCATGACGCCCTGCACGATCTCCTCGTCTTCCCACGAGCCAGCCATGGTCACGCCCATCAGGTCGTCGGCCTTGCGGGCGGCGGTCTGGATGCGGACGACGCCCGGCAGCCACGTCTGCAGGAACTGCACCGGAGTGCCGATCGTTGCGGTCGTGATGAGGCCTTGGGCATCGTCCATGGCGAAGCCGGAGGCCGCCGCCATCTGGCTGACGGTCCGCTCCGGCAGGTTGATGCCGAGGCGGCGCAGAGCTTGGTAGCCCTCGACCTGATCCATCGTCATCGACAGGCCGGGCAGCGGCATGCCGCGCGAGTCCTTGAAGCTGCGCGGGCCTTGGTGGGAATGGACTTCCGAGAGTTGGTACTTCATGACCGTCGCTCCTTTAGTTGGTCAGGCGAATGGACACGAGGCCCGGCGCCGAGGTGAGGGAACGCACGATCGCGTTCGGGACGAGGGCCGAACCGCCGGGGGCGGCCGAGCCCGGAGCGACGGCGCCGAGGGCACCGGTCGTCAGGTTGTAGGTCACGAGGTCGCCGATGTTCGCGGAGGTCGTCAGGTTGACGACGATCGTGCCCATCTCCAGGAACTCGCCTTGCGCGTTGTCCGGGAGGGTCAGCGTCGGCACCAGCGTGCCGGCCGTCGTGCCGTAGGAGGCGTAGGCCTTGGGGTTGACCAGGATGCCGCCGAAGACGGTCGAGCCGTTGGTGATCGCGCCGCCGACGGTGCAGATGTCGGTGGAGTTGCTGCGCGTGTAGGCGTAGCCGACCACGTTGGGCGTGCCCGACGAGTTCATGATCCGGGACGACACGCGCTGCGGGCCGTCCTGGGTCAGTTCGCCGATGACGCCGAAGCCGTAGGTGATGTTGACGGTGGTTTGGAAAGCGCTCATGGCTTAGCCCTCCTTGCGGGTGAGGAACGCGGACACGAAGTCGCCGGAGGCGTCCATCGCGGCGGTGGTCTTGGCGACCGTGGTGGCGACCTTGGGCGCCTTGCTGGCGGCCAGCAGATAGCCCTGCAGGACAGCAGCTTCTTGGCCGGCGACGGCTTGGATGCCGAGCTTCTTGGCGCCGTAGGCGGCGACTTCGGCCTCGGTCATGTCCGAGTGGTCGAACGTGCCGACGTGGGCGGACAGTTGCTTGGCAAGCGCGTCGCGGCGCTTGATCTCACCGGTGACGGTCTTGAAGATCGTCGCGGCGTCCATGGCGTTGGGGCGGGCGTCGATGTCGTCCATCTTGAGGTCCGAGTCCTTGGTTTCCTTGGCCTTGTCTTCCTTCATGTCCTCGTCGGAGTCCTCGGACTTCTTGTCGTCGTCGTCCTTCTTGGGCGGGAACTCGTCCTCGGCCTTGCCGTCCTTCTTGTCGTCATCCTTCGGATCGCCGGCTTCGTCCATCGCTGCGCGAATGGCGACGAGAGCTGCCTTGCGGGCCTCGGGAGTGGTCAGGGTCGCGAGTGCGGCGTCCAGCGCATTGCCGGAGCCGCCCCCGTCTTTGGTATCAGCCATGGGTGGCTCCTTGGTTTCGGTGGTGGTGGTTGAGTGATCGATCGAGTCCAGGACTGCCACGTCCGGACCCATGCGCCCTGAATGAACAAGCGCCAAGTGATTGCCGCGAATCGTTCGCTGGATGCAGTCGTAGGCTTCGCCCTGGAACACGCCCGGGGTGAAGTCATAGACACAGCGATAGCCGCACGACAATTCCCGCTTCCCGGCTTCGATCAGTCCGGCCATGGATTGGGAGAAAACCTTCAGATTTCCGTAGAGCGTGTCGCCCTCGAAGAACACGTCCTCGCCGACGACGCCCTGCACGCCCTTGCGTTCGGCGGGCATAAGGCCCTGCTCCTCGGAGCCCAACATGACGTGGTTGTCGATCCACGGAATCAGGCGAAACGAGTCGATGCAATCGGGGGCGCTGAGTTCTTCAGCGGGCCGGTACACGCGATAGGGCTTGTCGGGGTTCTCGGCGTCGCCGACCTGGCGGCCCGAGTAGGTGAAGACGCCGACCTTCGACAGCGGGTTGCGCGGAATCTCACACCAGCCATTCGTGTCGATCTGTCGCGCGGACTCCTTGTCCATCGCGAAGGCGTCCAGACCGTCCATCACGTCGGCAGCTACGAGAACCTCGGCCGGCTCCTGCGTCCTGGCCCAGGCCATCGCGACCTGCTCTGCGACACGCGGGTGCAGCGGCTCGGGCAGGTTGTCGATCGGCGCCCAGAGCCAACCAGAATGCTCGTCGTTGAGCGTCGGCTGGAAGTAGTCGCCAGCGCAGAGGAACAACGCGAACGTGCCGTCGTCCATCAGCGGCGTGAGCGAGCTCGGCGCGTGGCCGGTCTCTTCGACGGATTCGCGGGTCGCGCACTGGAGCGTGGACTCGCCCTCCTCCATGCCGCCGGCCGGCAGGCCCCAGACGGACGGGCTCGAGCTGGCCGTGTCCGAGCGCATCATCAACAGCACGCGGCCACCCGCCAGGTAGACGATGCCGGCAGCCTTGGCGGTGGAGGTTTCAGGGGTCATGGCTGCGGAATGAAGAAAGCCCGCGCGAGGCGGGCTTGAGTCGGGGCGACGGGAGGGGCGTCAGGGGGCGAGTAGCGCCGGGTTGGCTGCAATCGCGTCGAGCTGCGCTTGCGTGAGCGCGCTCGAGATGACGAAGAACACCTTCTCGAAGCCGGTGATGGGCTGGTTCATGAGGGTGTTCGGGAACGCACCCATCACCAGCTCCGCCGCCGTTCCGGTCGTATCCACCAGCGTCGTGTTGGCGGCACTCAGGCCAACGCCAGCGGCGTACGCTTGGCGACTCGTGCTGCTCGTGAAGACCGCGGCGCACATTTGCCACGTGTTGTAGGCAAAGATGCCGCTGTTGGCAGCCGTGGCGCTTGATGGGCCGCCAGAACCCCAGGCTGTCGCCAGCACGTTGCCGTTGGCGTCTACCTGCAAGATGAGGTACTTGGACGAGTCGATCATCAAGCCGCCGAGCGATACGCCGCTCGCAAGGCTGGTCGTCTGACGCCAGAACACCCCCATCGTCAGCGGCGGCTGGAAGTTCTGGGTGAAGCTGGCGACCGTCAACGTGTCGCCGTTGGAGCCGCCGAATTGCCATGCCGGGCCGGGCGCCGAGGCGTCGTATGACGTGGCGCCATGCGAGGTGATCGTGAGGCCGGACTTGGCATCGACCAACGTCGAGCCGTCCATCCGCGCCAGGAAGACGAGGCCCGGATACGGCGACGGAGCCGGAGCTGGCGGAGGCGGTGTTGGCGCTGGCGCAGGAGTCGGGGAAGGTGCTGGGCTAGGTGCCGGGGCGGACACCAGTCCGTTCGTCTTCAGGTAGTACAGCGGATCCGTGCCGCTTGGCATGTAGACGAGGCCGCCGAGGCTCGGGACGTAGCGAAACCGGTTGAACGATCCTGCGCCCAGACACCTCGGCGGCGTAGCGCCGGTGACCGCCAGGATGCTCATGTCCCAGGCGGTTCCTGAGTTTGGCGTGATGACGTAGACCGTCGGCGCGCCGCCACCCGCGTAGCTGTCGGTGTTGACCGCCGGGCAAATGATCAGGAACCGGTCATTGGCCGAGTCGTAATCCATCGACTGATAGGCCGGCGCAAGGGCCTGCCACGCCGAGAACGCGGAGCTCGCGTTGATGGTGATAGCCGTTGGTGTCGAGGTCGTGCGATCGATCTGGAACGCCCGCACGTCCGTGCCATTGCCTTGGCCGTCGCCGTAGGAGAAGGCAAACAGCTTCTTGCGTTTGGGGTCGAACACCGCCGGGCTGGAGATGATCGTGATGCCGGTGTTGACCGTCGTCCAGGTGTTCGTAGACGGCACGAACTTGGTCAGGTTGGTGCCGTTCTGACCCACCGCCCAGAAATTGCCATCCTCATCGATGCAATTGGCCAGCGTTCCGCCAGCCCAGGTTCCTGCCGGATCCCACGTATTGGTGACTGGGTCGAATCCGTTGGTTGCCGGGTCGCTCTGCGAATTCGGGTAGTTGAACCGCGTGTAGGGCAGGATGACCCGCCCCGTTTCCTTGGACCAATCCTGAGACCAGTACCGGTGCGCGGCACAAGGCTTGCCATCCGGCTCGTAGAAGACATTGATCGCAAGCGGGTTCGATGGTGCGCAGCGCAGTTGCCAAACCGGCGCATCCACTCCCAGGTCAATGGAGACGACTTCATTGCTTTGGTAGTCAAAATGTCCGCCATCGGCGCACTGGAATATCTCCGTACCCTTCATCGCCATGCCGGAGTAGGCAAGTCGGCTGTTCACGGACAGTCCACCCAACAGGTCGGCGGCGCTGCCCTGCTGGGTTGTGCCTGGGATCTGGATCCACTGGCCTACAGCTGATGTCCTGGCCCATGCCGGCAGGGGCGCCACGAGCGGGCGAACTGCCCACACCGGGCAGTCAGTATTCCACTGACTCACCATGCTCTCGCCAGTGGCGGGGTCTGGTGTGGACCATCCGACCGCGCCAGTCAGGCGGCTGTATGCATCCGCTGCGCCCGCTGCGCCATGCCGAACGGCGTAGGAAATCGCGGGGACGAGGTTGGAGAAATAGCCCGAGGCCGCCGAGGGCGCCACGATCTGGTGTAGCGTGTTGGAACTCTCGAGGAACTGCCGGCCGGTGCTGCCTGGCGGGTAGAAGCTCGAATAGGTCTTCGTGACCTGGTAGGCGGTGTACCAGTTGGTGAAATACGGTGCCGTGTTCGTCGACTGGGTCGAGTCGATGGCGTGCGACGCTGAGATAGCAGTCCCGTAGGAACCCGCCTCGGTGAACAGGTAGGCCGTGCCGGCGAGCCAGTCGGTGTAGCTACCCAGGCGGCCGACCACGCACTTGGAGATGTAGTTGACGAAGAAGTCGAGCAGCTTCGTCTGGGCCGCGGAGGAGATCGGCAGGCCCGCGCTGACCGTCCAGCCGAACGCGGCCACGCAGAAGTCATGCATCCACGTCGCAGCGATATAGCCGCTCGTGGCTGCGATCTGGGAGGTGTTGGAGTTGCCGGCCGCGCTCGAGCAGTAGTCCAGGTTGTCCTGGATGAATCCCAGCGGGTTGATCGATGTCCCGCTCGTGTTGTCGATGTACTTTGAGTGGTACAGATTCGCCAGCGATGCCAGCGACGCAGAGAACTCTGCCTGCAAGCCAGCCGCATCACCGTCGGGCGTGGCTGCGCAAGCCGTCATCAGCGTGCGCAGCGTCCAGGCGACTTGGCGGACTTGGAAGCCGCCGCCGACGGGTTCGAACGTGCCCGCGGCGAAGTTTCGGCCCTGGTCAGTCGAGCCCAGATAGTTTGCAGTTGCGGCGAACTGCACTTCTTCCATGAAGTAGAAGCGGCCTGTGAGCAGGTAGGCCATGAAGCCTACCGACGGGTGGTGTGCCCCGTCCCAGGTCGGTGCTATCGCGGAGCCGTCGACCGCTGGCACGTCGCCCGTGGACGACGAGTTGACGGACAGATTCGGATGCAGCGAGAAGCGCAGCGGCCGGTTAGTCGCCTCGTCTCGGTAGTGGATGCCGTAGCGCCCCGCCGAGAATCCATTGCGAACGACCGTGTTGTATAGGCTCTGGTCGTCGCAGACTAGGTACAGCACGTCATGCTGAGGCAGCAGGCCAATCGGGTTGGCAAATCCGCCGCCGGCCATCTGGTCGGAGCTGTACTGGAAACCGCCTTGCTGGAACGGAGCGTAGGTCAACGCCGGATTGGCGGTGATCATCGAGCTCGTCGGGTCGACTGTCGCTTGGTACGGCGGAACGATCTCCGTGCTCTGCAGGTAGTCCGTGTCGTGGCGGATCAGCAGCGCCGGATCAGACCCCAGCCAGTAAGCCGTCGCGGCGCCGTTGATCAGCGGGGTGCGCGTGCGCGAGCCGACGCTCAGGGCTTGGCTGAATCGCTGCGTGACGCCAAGCGTGAATGCGAACGTTGCCGTCTTGGTCTGAGGGCTGGCAACGTGGATGTAGCCGTTTTCGATCCAGGGCAGGACTTCGACCGCGCCGCCAGCGTAGAGGCGAACCTCGAGCCAGCCGACTAGGTGCGCGTCGGAGCCCACCGGCTTGCGGTAGATCCATGACGACATTTGCGGGCCGCTGACGTGCGTCGCAAACGGCGTGTCCCAGTCCGTCGTCGCCCAGGACACCGTACCGAACGAGCCGCAGGCGATCGACGCCGTAACCCCGGTCGCTTTCAGGTTCATAGTCGCCAGGGCACTGCCGGTCGCTGACGTCCCCAGCGACAGCGTCACTGTCAGAGGGGTGTTGGCGGTCAGAGCCGCGGCGCCCGATAGGATCGCGAACTTCAGCGAGCCATCAGGCCACGCATTCATTGGCGCGACCTGCAAACTCGCGACCTTGTCGGCCACGACGCCAGAGCCCGCCGGAATGTCACCCTGCGCGAACGCAAAGCCAACGGTGAAAGGAGAGGTCGCCGTGGTGGCGCTCGTGAGCGTCAGCTGTTTGGCGCCACTGGGGGTGGGGATCGCCGAGGACGGGGACGGGGATGGCGCGGGGGCAGCACCAATCGAGGCCCATGCCCGCATGATTGCATTGCGCTGGACTAGGGTCAGGATCTGCATACCAACCCCAAACGCGAGCCTAGGGCTGAGCGGAAAAGTCGAGGATTGGCCGCATCCGACACCGACACGATGGAAGGTCGCCCGGCTTGCCATACACCGGCTCGCCGTACATCTCACCGATGTAGGGTGGATCCTGGAGGCTGCACACCTTGCCGTTCAGGGCGATGTGCAGCGCGCGGGGCTCGCGTGAGCCGTTCGCGTGGATCCACTCGTAGGTGGTGACGCCGATGGAGTTCATGCGCTCGGCGTTCACGTTGTTGTAGGCCTTGCGCGTCTGATCGAGCGCGACATTCCGCGCGTGGCGGACGTTGCCCTGGTACTGCTTTTCCAAGAACGGCACCAAGTCTTGCAGGCCGTTTCCGCTGGTGATCGATCGCGACACCGCGCCCTGCACGTTGGTCAGGTACTTGGCCGGGATCAACTTGATCAGGCTCACCGCCTCGGTTGTCGAGGCATTGATGATGTCCATCAGCGCTGGCGTGATCTTCGAAGCGTCCAGCGTGACCGCGGCGCTCATTTGGCGCAGGCTCATGCCCAGCGTGATGCCGGAGTTCTTGACCGTGCGGTCCATCATCCGCTTGGTCGCTTTCTTGGCCCAGCGGTTGAACAGCGGCTCGTATTTGTCCATGATCGCGTTGAGCGCGACACGGGCTTTCGTGCTGGTTCCGGCTGGCAGGTCGCCGACCTCGTCCATGGCGCTGAGTTCCGGAGCCGCCTCACCAGCGAACACAGCCTGCATCGCCTTCTTGGTGTCGTCGCACATGCGGCGAACCAGCGTGAGGATGACCGCGGTGTATTCCTGTTCGATCGCGGCGTTCGGGCTCAGGACTGAGCCGCGCTGGGCTTCAGGCCCCGGGGCGCGAGTCTTGGGCGGTGTCATCGTCGTTGAGGTCGGCCTCAAGCTCAGGATCCGGCGGCGGCATCAGCTCGAGCGCCGCGTAGCCGCTGGCAGGGTCGCGCTTCAGGCGTTCCTGCTCGTTCTCTGGCGAGATGGCGCCCGACTGGATCAGGGCCGCGCCGGTCTGCGCCTTGGTCAGGTTCATCGCGGCTTGTTCGTCAGCCGTCGGTGTATCGAGCGGACGCCATTCGACGGTAAGGTCAATGTCCTTGAGCTCAGGCACTTCCGAGCGGCTAGCCAGCAACAGGTGGCGCTCGACCAGCGGCGTCAAGTCGTGGGCCTGGATGCTCTCCAGCGACTCGTGGTAACTCGCCTCTTCGTACTCACCCGTGGAGTTGAAGCCCTTCGGCACGGTGCCCAGGAGCTTTGTCGAGGGCATTTCGGCCTGGGCGGCGACGATCTGGTACTGCGTCATGATGACGTTGTCCAGATCAGCCAGCGCGGTGTCGAACTGCTCGAACTTCTCGTCGTTCTTGTCGCCCATCTTGACCGAATAGTTGTCGCGCAGGTTGACCCACGCGGCCATCCGTTCGGCGGATCCGTCGCCGCCAGCGATGAACTTCGCCATGTCCGTCATCCAGACGGTCGTGCGCTTGGTCTGCACCAGTTGCGGCGCTTCGTTGGCCGTGCGCTCAGCGCCGTAGACCCGTTCCATGATCCGCTGAGGGAGCGGGATGCCGCCGTACATGTACTGCGGTTTGAGCAGGTCTGGCAGGTCTCCGTTGCGGAAGATGATCAGGTGCGAGCGGTGGTACTTCTGGCCGTTGATCAGCCACCACGTCGGCTCGTAGAAGTGTTCGGTGTCCGGCCGCGAGGCCGCCGCGATGTCCATTTGAGGCGAGCACCAGTACGGGTCGACCTGAACCATGCCTTTGTAGGAGCCCTTCGTCACGCCGTCGGCGTTGAAGGGCTGCTCGTAGTATAGCGGATCGGGACTATCGACCTTGAACATCATGAGGCGCACGCCGAAGATGCGCCCTTTGCGGACGAACTCCAGCATGTTGGCGTTGAGCCGCATCCGCCGATTGACCTTGTGGAGCTTCTTAAGCGCCTCGGGCTTGATGTCGTCGCCGTCCACGTTGACGATGTCGAAGCCCTGCCTGATGGCGTCGCGCGCCGGCATCGTGCAGGCCTTGTCGATCAGCCAGTGCTGGGCCAGGATCGCGGCGAGCTGGTAGCCGATGAACGTCTGCGAGGCGTACCACATCGCCAGCACTTCTGGGATGTTCATCGCCTGCGCCTGAAGCTTCAGGGCGATGCCGCCAATGCCAGCGTCGTCCATGGCGTGATTGCCTGCAGCGTCGCGCGGGAGCTTGGAAATGGCTTGGCGGATGACTTCGCCCATCGCCATCGAACCTTGCGCACGATCCCTCGCTGCGGCGTGCGTACTCCAGATTGATGCTTCGTCGCTAGCTGCCTGGGCCTGCGTCTCGCGCCGGCCACGTACCCAGTCGAAGAACCCCATCAACCCCACCAGCTCGATTTCTTCATGACCGAGGGGAGGAATGCCATGATGAAGGCGTCGCCGATGTTCGGGGACGCAATGCCACGCTTCGCCAGATCCTTCTTGCTCTCGACCTTGACTCGCTGCGCGAGGTCGTAGTCGCGCAGCGGGGTGCTGAGTTCGTCCATGAGCTGGTCCAGGTTCGGCATTGATCCGTCGATGAAGATCATTTCGTCATCGGGGAACTTTTGGCCGTTGCGCACGGCGTTGTAGGTGTTTCGCAGGCGATCTGCGACTAGCCACCAGGCCTGCGCTTTGATGTTGGCGAAGAAGTCCTTGTTCAAGACCTCTGTTCCCGTGTACTTGGAGTCCGGCCGGAAGACCGCGCCACCCGCAAAGAACTTGGAATGCTCGACCTTCGGGCCAGAGGTGGCCGCGTTCAGCTCGTTGAACTTCGCGCCCGCGCCCGCCCCGACCCCGATTGCGTCATAGACGATGGACGCGCCGCCAGCCTGAGCAGCCCGGTACACGCGCCCGCATGACTTGAGCAACTCGTTCTCGCCACCCTTCCACATGTCGCTGGAGGTGGCAAGTGGCCCGTGAGCGTCGACGGTGGCGCAGAAGTCTTCGCCAGCGTCCGCGACGTCAAATCCCTTGCGCTTAGCGCCGCGGATCTCAATGCCCAATGTCTTGTGAGCGTCGATGGCAGCCATGAGCCACGAGCGCTGAATGACCGACTTCGCGTCGTCGAGCTTCGGTTCGCCGAGGTAGATGTGCCGGAACTCGTCCTCGTCTTCAGCTTTGGCGCCCTCGATGACCTTCAGGATCGTCGAGCTGAGGAACGGGTTCTCGGTGTAGTTGATCAGCCGCGAAATCGTGTCCGGCGGCGGCTTGCGCACGAAGCGCTGATAGGTGAAGTCCGTCGCCAGCCGAGGATTGAAGATGATCCAGTGCTGCGACCCCTCCTTGCGGAGCGTGGGGTCGATGATCTTCCACTGATCCTCGGTCAGGAGGTGAGCCTCTTCGGCCCAGTGAATATCGATGCCCTCAAGCGACTTGATTTCGCTGACGTGGCGCCACAGGCCGTAGAAGACAAACTCGCTGCCTGTCGACCTGCAGATGATCTTGTTGTCGAGGATCTTGAACTGCTTTTGCAGCCCAAATCGCTCGATCTGCACCTTCAGCAGCGTGTAGACCGACTCCTCGATCTTGTTCTGAAACTGGCGGGTGCAGAGGAACCGAAGGCGCATGCGCTGCGCCAAAAAGATCGCAAAGCCTGCAGCGTCCCAACTCTTCGAAGACGACCGGCCGCCGTAGAGAACTCGGTTGCGCGCCGGCGTCAGCCAGAAATCACGAAGAGCCGGGTTGAGGCTCGGAGCGGGTTCCTGCATAGAAGTCCGCCAGGCTCATCGGCGTCATGACCGGAGCGCCGTCTGCGCCGGTGACCTCGCGGCGGTTGGTGAAAGTGCCGCCGGTTTCCTTGGCGGCCTGCTCGACAAGTTGAGCGGCCAATGCGGTGTTGCCCTGGCCTTCGACCTTAACAAGCAAGCGATTGAGCGTGCGCAGGCGGTAGGCTTGGCTGGCAATCGGGATGGTGCTGACATCCTTCAGGAAGGCCGCGCGCGTCTCTTCGAAGATAGCCTTGAGCTTCTTCCCGAGGCTTCGCCCACCGACTCGGGTTGGGTCGTATTCCTGCACCCGGCGGCGGTCGACATCGATGCCGAATTCTTCCCGGACGGCGATGCTGACCTGCGTGGGGGTGTCGTAGCACGCAAGTGCTTGAACGATGAAGAGCTTTTGCGGCTCGGTCAGGGTTGCCATAATGTGAAATCCCGTCCGGGTTGAGTCCGGCTCAGGCGACCTTCAGAAGGCATGTCCCGCACGCGCCAGAAAGGGCAGCTCTGGAGACTTCCGGCGCCGAGTTGGCGGCCTTGACCAAGCGTGCGACTGAGCTGTCCGCGTCGCCCACGCCGTAGCGCCTGACAACCCCGACAAACTCTTCGACGTCGTGGCCTTGGATGGCGATCTTCGGCTTGCCGTCCTTCTTGAACTTGGGCGCGCCGAAGGGATCGCACTCATGCGCAAGGTGGTAGAGCTCGTGTTCGACCAGCGCAGCCCATGCTGTGTCGGAGCATTCCCGGGTGTACCGGCCATCCAGCGTGATGAGGAATCCGGGCACATGGCCGAACCATTGGTCCATCTGCTGCTCTTGCCGGCCACGTTGCCAGGCGTTGCAGCGAAACGCCACCTCTTCGGCGGTGCCGATCACCGTGCGCATCTTGCTGGTGAAGCCGCCATCGGCCCACAGGACGCAGACATCGGCGTCCACTAGGTGTTGGTGGTCAGGGTTATGGAGCGGGCCATCGGCTGCGAGGATGTTGCGCTGCGCCCAATCCCAGACCTCCGGGGCGGGCGCGAAGCCCACCGCGGGGCCGAGTTCTGCGGGCGGCATGGGGCGGCGGGGTGCATGCCCAGCGGACGGGAGTTGCGATTTCCGCATAGGATCTACTCAACAGTAACGCGACGCAGCGCGGGGTTAGACTGGCCCGGCGCTGGGGTAGCAGGACGCGTGGGGCGTCTTCCTGGTGCGCTGTTCAATAACGCGAAGGGGAAGAAGATGAAACGCAACCTATTGGCGGCGGGAGCCGCTGCATGTCTGCTGGTCGCGATGCAGGGCGCGACGGCTGCCACTGCGTCAACGACGCTGTCCGACTTCCGGATCACGCTCGTTGACCTGGATCCGGGTGATGGAATCACGCCCTGGGTGACATTCACTCAGCCGGCGGTCGCGACCACTTATCTGTCGGTGTACGGCTCGCCGGTCGTCAAGACTTCGGCAACGAGCGCTTCGGGCTGGGGGCCAGTGTCGACGTCGGCTGCGCCAGCGAGCTACACCGATGCGTCCGCCAGCCTCTCGGGCGATCCGTTCACCACCGGGGCGACTCTGGCGGCAAGCGCGCGCAATGACCTGTTGCCGCCTACTTTCCCTTGGGCTGCTGGGGTGGCAGGGCAGGTCACGTTCGGCGCCAGTGTCTTCGGGAACGACTTCCAGCTATCGCCGAACACGCGGCTGGTGATCTCGGCCGATGCGCTCGAGCAGGCGGACACGCGGGGAACGCCGCACATGTACGCTGAGAACGTCGCCAATCTCACGCTCTATCGAGGCGCGCCGAGGTTGGGCAGCTCACTCGGGCAGGACATCGCCACGGAGGCGTTCGAATCGTCCAGCGCCCACTTGGAGACCTCGTTTGAGAACTCCTCTGCGACGACGGCCTCTGGGCTGTTCTTGCTGATCGACACCGCCAGCGTTTTGGAGGCGGTGCCGGAGCCTGCCTCGGCGTTGATGTTCTCGCTGGGATTTCTGGCGCTGGCCGGGATCAGACGAAGCGAACGCGCCTGATGCCGGGGCCGGTGCCAGCGCCGGCCACCATGATGAGGCGGACGACGTAGGGGCCAGCCAGCGTCGGCGTCCAGATGATCGGGTCTGGGCACGGGCCCACAGTTGACCCGGTACCGGCGTTGGTGATGCCGTTGGTGGGGAGGTGGACGGTACCAATCTGGACTGGGCCGCTTAGGTCAGGCGGGTAGACCCAAACCTGGACTGCGGTGGCCTGCGAGTCCGTGCCATCCACGAAGACTTGGCGCGGCGTGAAGGTGTTGTTGCAGTAGACCCAGTCGACGTTTCGGTTCAGGGCGGTGCCGCCCGTTCCCCAGTACAGCGCGCTATTGGTGGCGTTGATGCCGGTCGAGAAGATGTCGTTGCCAGTCAGTACCGTGGCGTTCTGGTACTGTCCGACCTCTAGCGACGTCAGGTCGTTGCCGTTGATGTTGGTGTAGAAGACAGGATCATCGAATTTCTCGAGCGCTGCCTTCTTGGCCGAGTAGTTGGAGTCGCCAGCGTTGACGCTGTCGCTGAAATACTGCATCGACTGCCAGGACGAATTGCCCGAGGAGCCGTTCCCGTAGATGCGCGGACTGCTGTTGAAGTTCATGAACACAGCAACGCCGTTGCGCAGAACCACGCGCTGGTGCGCCGTGAGGTACGTCTCCATCAGCGGGTTGGTCGACGACGCAACCACGAATGCAGCAGAGCTCGTCGTTTGCAGCGCGACGCCACCCTCATACGTTGAGGGCTTGATCCCGTAGACCAGGCACTGGTACACCAGGCCACGGCACTGGTTGTCGACCGTCTGACCGACCGTCGGGTCGTTGAGCCCCGCATAGAGGCTGGTCGACATGGCTGGGTTGTAGAGATCCGCCTCGGCAGCCACGGTTCCCGCGGGAGCCGAATACGTCGCGGTGGTGATCTCGTCGACCCATGAGCTGGCCGTGCCACCACCCAGGTAGGTGGCGTACGGGAACTCAAAGACCCGGGTCTTGTTGGCAGCCGGAGGGATCGCCCCGCCGATCGGCTGGATGTTGAGATACCACTCGTCATGATACGTCGCCTTCGGGCGGACCGCCTGCCACGCCGAGCGGAATGCGAAGAGCTGGTTCATCCACCACTTCTTCTGCATACTGTTCGCGCTGAAGCTCAGGTTGTCAGCGAGCAGAGATGAGGTGGGCTTGAAGAAGATCTGCGTGCTGCCAGGAGCGGTGCTGCCGGCGCCGGACACTCCTGTGCTGTACTGGAATGTGTTGCCGCTGACGTTGCTGACCGTCATCGTCCTGGAGATGTCTGCGGCCAGGCCGGCGGCATTGAAGATCGGGGCGGCGGCCGAGACGATGATGGACGCGCCGTTGACGATGTAGGGGTTGCCAGTCAGATCCAGGAGCGACGAGCAGGCGACACTCAGGGTGACCGTGCACAGACCAGCCGTAGTGATCGACATGGACGACAGGGTCTGCCCGGGGCTGCGGTACAGCGCCGATGGCGCGCCAGCGTTTGCGAGCAGATCGTAGTTGGCGATCCCGTTGACGGTGTTGAATGCCGCGTTCTCCCAACCATGCCAACGCGTCGAATTGGTACCCGAGAAGTTAAACGGCTCATTGCCGTACTCGAATTGCGCAAAGCCTGCCGGGACGCCCTGCGCGGTGAACAGCGCGGCGAGCGGGGCGGCGTAGGACGTCGGATCGGAGAACGGGGGGAGGTTGACCTTCCACTTCTTCAGCTTGGAGCCGGGATAGTTCTTGATCGCCAGCATGAGCGCAATCACGCGCTCCCACGATGGAATGTCCTGCGCGATCTGCGGCCCGGTGTAGTTTGGCGGCCGGTCGCTCCAGAGAATGTCCTGGCGCCCGCCGCCATTGAGGACGTCCAGCGTGCGCAGCGTCGCGTACTGCGAGTACGAAGCCAGCGCCTCGTCGCGGAACATCGGCTGGCCAGCAGTCGTCGCCTGGCCGTCGATCGGGCAATCGCACGGAATCGGCCCACTGATGGGCCCGTCGAAGCTGAGCGTCAACGTGCCTTGAGGAGCAAGCGTGAAGGTGAACGGCTGGGTCGTGAACCCGCCGCTGGACGTGGTCGCGCCGAATGTCAGCCCAGAGATGCCGACGCAATTTGGCGTGTTCGAACCCGATGACTGCAGCGTCAGGACGACGGGGCTGCCTGTCGGATAGGTGTAGGACCAGGTGTACGTGCCGGGCGGGACGGCGCCATCGAACAGCGTAGTGCCATTGGTCAGCGAAGAGCTCAGGCAGACGTAGAACGCCGTCGTCGGCCATCCCGTGGTGGCGTCTCGCGGCGCGTTGGTGCCGGGAAGCCCAAGCTGATTCATCCGCGCGCCGTTGTAGAAGGCGTTCGTATGGATCCGGTTCGCGTTGGTCGAGTTGACCCACTCGATGTTTGTGCCCAGCGCTCCGATGGAACGGAATGTCGACGTCCCGATGAGCGCCGCAGCGCGCATGATCGCGTTGCGCTGGAATGGCGTGAGGATGTTCATTCCGCAGCGTCTCTATCGCTTGTTGACGCCGACGCAGCGCACGCCCACGTTGGCAGCTACGCCAAGGATGGTTCCCATCTGCACGGTAATGAACGGCGTCAGCGAAGTTAGTTTCTGGACCCCACCCGTGAACGGATCGCTCATTTGGATCCAACCAGTGGCAATCTTTCGGTTGCCGACGGGTGAGGTGTCCGGGAAGCCAATGCCGTCGTCCAGGCTCTCGCCGTTCGTGGTGTAGCCGTAGAGACCGCTGCCGTTCGTCTGAAAGGTCGCGCGAATCCCCAGCAGCCCCGCAGCGGTTGCGTTATCCCATTGCAACTCGAATACGAACTGGTACTCGCTCTCATCGGTGCTGCTACTGATGCCGTAGGTCGCCAGCGAGGCGCCGGAGCTACCCCATGGGTAGATCAACAAAGCGTCGTTGGCGGCCCCCGCCTTGCACTCGGCGTTGACCCAAAACCCTAGCCCGTCCAATGGGTCATAGACCGAGACCGCCATGGTTCCTGAACCGGCCGTGCGTCCACACACCCAGCCGGGGGGCTGCCCACCAACCCCGCCCTTCGGAAGCAGAGTGCTGGCACTACCGCCAGCAAGAAATCCCGTCGTTATGGGAGTACTCGTCCCTGTGTTTCCCCACGGGCCGCGATTTGCCATGCGCGTGCGGCCGCCCGGCGTCGTCGCATCCGCGGCGCTGCGCGGAACGACGACGGGAACCGTCACTCCCGCCGCATTTAGAGCAGCGGCTTCCCGGTATCCTTGCAACATGCAGGACACCGTCTCATAGTGCGTCCCGTCGCCTGTATGCGTATGGCCGCTGGCATCCGGAAACGTCGCGTCGTAGGTTGAATGGTTAACGAAGTCGTAGCTTTGTGAGGTGCAGTCCACAAACAAGAACTTGTTTGGGTTTGCGACTGCATAGGCCCAGAGCTGGTAGTTGTAGGTGTGATGCCCGCTGTACAGCGTCGCGTCGACACTCAGGCCCGCAACGTTCGATGTTGAGCACTTTCCGATGACCTGCTCGTTGAGCGTGGCGTAGTTCGTCACCGCCGAGCCAACCGAGGAACAAGAGCGAATGACGACGACAGCGCTTCCGCCGAGGCCATCGAGCCCGGTCAAGCCATCCAGGAATTTCTTTGCTGACGCAAATGTGTTGTCAGCGGTCCCGCCCGGCTTGATGTCGTTGATGCCCATCCGCCAGATAACGACGGGGTTCGTCTGCGTGGCGCAAATCGCCTTGGCATAAGCGAGTTCACTCGCCGCCTGTGCGCTCAGGTTTCCGGCACCATCACCCACCAGCGCGCCCGGGTGTCCGAGGTTGCCCAGGATGTCGATACTGCCGCCCATCAGGGCGTTGGTGTGCGGAGTCACGCCTCGATGCGTGAACCGCTCCAGGTTGATGAGATCACCGTTGCCGATGGCTTGCCCAGTCGATGCTCCAGTCGATGGCGCGATCGTCAAAGGGCGGGAGGCGTAGGTGTCAGCGGCCAGCGTGTGGATGCTGATGCCGGTGGTCGTCGAGTCCTGGAAGTTGTTGCGGCCAATGACCTCAAAGGACGTGTCTGTCGTATTGACGATCGAGATTCTCGGCGTGCCCCAGAGCGAGTTTGATCCGCTGTTAGTTATCGGGGCTGTGATGCGACCAAGATGCGTGAGACCGTCGCGCGTCAGCGTCGAGCCTCCAATCGCGAGCGCGAAATTTTCCTTCTGCGCCATCGAGTCGCCGACGACAAGAAATGGCGGATTCGATAGAACCGGAAACCCGGCCGCGCTTGACCCGCTGCTGAACAAAGCAGCCAGGACATAGTTCGGCAGCATTAGGCCTTCTCTCCGCGTGCCTGGTATGTATCAGCCGAAGAGCACACCAGTCCGCAGAATGGGGCTGTAGAGCCAGTCTTGCGGTTGTCGGTTGGCGCCGCAGTGCCGGCGAAAGTCACCGCTCCGGATCCCATGAAACCGCACCCGAATCCCGAACCCAGACCGGTCGGCACTGTCACCACGCAGTTGACAGGCGTACTGAAGACGCGCCCGTTGTCGCTGGAAAGCAGCGTGTACGTCGCCCCCAGTGTGAGCGGCGGGATGATGTTGTTGGCCGGCGTCAGCGTGTACGTGCCGCTGGTGAAGCACTCGAGGATGTCGCCGAAGTTGACGCCAGGGATCGTGTCGATCGGCGTCGTGAATGTGGTGTATCCCGTAGTGGTGTTGCGGAAGGCTGTGCCCAGAACCGCGGTACCGGAGGTCAGCGTCGGGGTTCCCCCGCCAGCGCTCGCCGCCCAAGCGGTGGGCACTGTGATCTTGGTCGCCAGTGCAGCTGCAACGCCAGTGTTCGTGCCGACGATGTCCGCGCTGGTCTTGTCGGTGAGGCCGTTGAAGGTGCTCACACCCAGGTTGACGTCGGCGCCGCCGGCCGGATCCTTCAACGCCGTCTTGGCGGCATTGAGCAGCGCGGTCGTCGCGCCGGCTGCGATCTGCGTCTTCTGGGTTGAGTTGATCAGGCCGATGTCGACGCCATCGTTGACCGGGTGCGCGTGGTCTTGGCGGGCGTAGGCCAGCGCCGAGCCGACGGCGCCAGTCCCGGCCGCTTTGGGGCTGATCGAGCTCGCGGGCGTGCCGCCGCCGCCACCGCCGCCCACCGGGGTGGAAACCTGGTTGCCGCTGCTGTCTTGCGTCAGCATCGTGGGCGCACCAGAGGTGTCCACGGAGACGCCGACATTGGGGGTGATCGTCGAATTCAGATCGACCAGGAAAGCGTTGGGTGCGGTCATGCTCAGGCTTCCCAGATGAATTCGAAATAGGCGCTCGCGCCTGCTGCTCCGGCTTGGTTGCCGGCGCCGCCGCCGCCCCCAGCGCCGTAGGAGGTTGCGGCGGGTGAGGCGCCGGGGGCGTTCGCGCCGCCCAGACCGCCGACACCCGCCCCGAAGGGGGATGAACCGCCAGTGCCGCCGCCACCGTTTGACGCATTCAGGGCGCCGCCAGCAGTCGTGCCGATGGTGCCGCCGCCTCCCCATGGAACGGAGCCGCCAGCGAAGTTGACCGCTCCGCCGGCCCCTCCGCTCACATACATGCCGCCACCGCTGCGAACGTTGGCCGCCAACAGACTGGTCCCGACGACTCCAACGCCGCCAGTGCCGGCACCGCCAGTACCGCCGGTGATCAACCCTTGCGCGGCGCTACCGCCGTTGCCGCCATTCGTGGAGGCTCCAGCAGACCCAGCGCTTCCCACTCCAAGGTTCAGCGTGCCGATCGTCGTGCTGGCGATCGATGCCTGCGTGCCCGGCGTGGTACCAGGAGATCCGATGGCCCCGCCAGCGCCGCCCGCGGGAACGGTAACCGTGACCGTCTCGCCCGGAGTCACGGTAATGAGCATGCCGATCCGGGCCATGCCAGATCCGCCGCCGCCGCCGCCGCCGCCAGCCGAGGCAAAGCCGCCGCCGCCACCACCGCCAGGGCCAGCGCCGTTGACCTTGAGCTGATAGACGTTGGCTGGTACGACGAACGAGTACGGCCCACCGCCCGTGGCGATGACCGCGCCGTCTTGCGTGTAGTTGGTCGGATTGAAGGTCGCGAGATGCTGCCTGCGCAGCGCGCTGAAATTCGAGCTCATGTTCGCGATTCCTTACGCGACAAGCGCATCGAAGAACGAGTCAGCGGAGCCGATCGTCTTGGTGGGGCCGGTGCTTGAGTTGCAGATGACGATGCCCGTGGAAAACGGGCGGCCACGCAGACCGAAGTCGAAGTTGCCGACAGTGCCGGCGGGCACCTTGATGATGCGAACCGGCACGGCGGTGTCAGCTGGCAGGCTGGCCGAGTTGTGCAGCTGGTAGAACTGGTCGGAGGTCGACGAGTTGTAGAAGCTGACTTCGAAGAGCGTGCCAGCGCTGGCCTTGAGGATGTGCGAGGTCTCGTAGGCGGTGCTGCTGACCGTTGTGGCCGCGGCAACGGAGGCCACAACCGCATTGGTCGTCCCCGGCGTGGTCTGGTCGATGCCGACCTTGCCGATGATGGCCGAGCCCGCCCCGAGAGCGCCGCCCGCCTGGAAGGGCGTTCCCAGCGCAGCGATCAGGCTGGTCAGACGCTGAGCGATCCGCTGCAATCGCCCGTTGAGGCCGCTCGATGCGGTGTCGCTAGCCGGCGCGGTCTCGGTGAGCGCGCCAATCTCAGTGTTGGTCAGGTTCGCAGCGGTGATCTGCGTCGTCTGGTTCGCGGCCGAAGCGTCGCCCGCTCCGCCACCGCCGCCAGTCGTGGACACAACGAGGGCATATGTGCCATCGAGCATGTCCTTGTAGCGGACAGGCAGTCCCGGCTTCGAGCCGTCGGTCGCGCCAAGCGTGACCGCTTCGCCAGCAATGAAGTCGGCCATAGAGATTTCCTAGATTGGTGCCCGCGCCCGCCGCCGCGCCCGTGAGGGCGTGCCGCCATTCACGCGGGGAGAAAGATTCCCGCGAGTGCTCGTTCCACGTCGCGAGCTGTCGGTGTTGCAAGTCACCGCCGACTGGACTGCTCCCCGTGCCCGCGGACTGACGTCCTGGATGGGCGATGCGGGAGCGGCGGTAGAGAAGAGGAAGGTCAGGCGCGGATGCGCGCCCGGCGCGCCGGCACCTCAAGCGCCACAAGCCCCAGCAGTCGAAGGACGCAGGGCGGCAAGTGCGCGAGAAGCCGGCGGAAGATCACGATGCCGAGATGACGGCCTTCTGGGTCGCGTCCGGCACCGACAGGGTGACGGTGGTCAGCGGGACAACGAGCGGATCGGACGGGAGCGAGCTCACGCCGTTCTTGCTCACCACGAGCGTGACGGTCGCGCCCTCTGGCAACGCAGCCGACATCGACGGCGCCGCGGAGGTGAAGACGTTCGAATAGGCCGAGCCATCCGCCAGCGTGCCGCTCACGGAGAAGGTCCAGTCCGTGTCGAGCGTGCCGATCGGAAAAACGGCCGTGGTGGTCGGGGTCGAGAGGGTGGCGGTCATGGGGGGGGGCTTTCGGGGATCAGGATTGGGGCGGCTTGCCGTAGCGAAGCAGACCAGCAGCGAGCCCAATCAAGAGCGCGATGATGCAGATGGTGTCCACGGCGACCCCAGAATGCGAAAGCCACCGCTATGGGTGGCTTTGAAAACGAATCGGGAATGGCTGCGCCGCGAAGGGCTGCCGGTCTGGCCGGCTTACCCGCAGGGCCTGCGGGAGCAAATTCGTCGGACGGGACGAAACCAAGCCCGACGCGTGCGACTCTACAGCGATAATTCTGGGGGCGCAAGCGCGCTCGCTTTGGGTGTGTGCCGCGTGCTCAAGTTCACACGCTCACTTGCCCTGATGATCAGTCAAGACGCCTGAGCGCTTGCCATGCGCTAGATTCACCAACCCCGCGGCACCCCGGGGCCTCATTCAGGGCGCATTGTAGGAGCGCAGTCCGCCCATGTCACGTGACCGCCATCGCTTCCGGCGCGTCGCGCAGCTTCTGATTCATCTCGCGCGTCGTACGACCGAGCATGATGTCGACCTCCATCATCAGGTAGGCCGCGAACTCGTGCTGTTCCTTGCAGTTCCCGAGCTTGTTGGTGGGCCGACGGCCGGAGCCGCTGCAGCCGCCCTTGCGCTCGTCGTTGCACAGGCGTTGGGGGTTCTGGCTGTAGCCGCCGTTGAAGCCACGGCCCTCGCAGCGGTAGCAGTTCGGGTCGAGCAGCAGGTCGAGCACCTGACCCGCCAGCGCCATGACGACGGTCTGCTGGGCCAGCTTCCCCTTGCGCCACGCAGCTACGAGCGAGGACTTGTCCGGGTCGACCACCGGCAGCGGACCAACGTCCATGAACCGGCGGCGGATGGCCATGCTCATTGCCCACTCACCAAAGGCTTGCTTGGTCGAGGCGAGGCTCTGGAGGCGCATCAGGACGAACGCGTGAGCCATCCGCGCGTCGTGGGCGATCTGGTCTCGGAGGTCTTCGCCGGCCTTGACCATGCAGGCCCGAACCTCGTCGGGGGTCATCTGGGCTTCGCCCTTCTCAGGGCGCCGCATGTTGGCGGCGGTGAACTTGCGGGCGCGGCGGGCGGTCTCGCGGGCGACGGCATCGGCGGCCACATCGCGGGCGTGCTGGCGGCTGCTATCGGTTTCGAAGTTGCGGCGGCTGATCGCCCGCGGGCCGCGGGCCTCGTCGTACTCACCCATGAGGCGAAGAAGGAGTGCACTGATCGGCAGAGTGGAGTACCCAGTGCGGACTCTCTCGTCGCGGCGCTCGTCTGGCATCCCGACGGCGCCGGCCGCCATGATGACGTCGATGTCCCCGCGGCGGTTGGCGTTGAGCTCCAGGTGGCTGCTCGACATCGCGCGGCTGTACCGTTCTCTGATCGTCGTCGGCTCTGTGCTCATAGGTCAATCCTTACTCAGCGGGGTACGCTGATTGCAAGGATTGTCAGCGGACACGCCCAAAACTGGCAAGCAGAGCCACGCTTTGCCGAAAATCTTGCGGCGCGGGCTGCTGGACTGAGCGGATGCTGACGAGCACGCCGGGGATCTTCGCGTACCGCTTGCTGACGGTCAGGTCGACTACTTGGACATCATCCCTCCACGCGACACCGTTGAGTCCGTCGAACACAGCCTTGATGGTGTTGTCGCAATCCGGCTTGGTCGTCGGCAGCACCCGCGCATCAATCGCGTCGCGTTGCTTCTTTTGCGACCAGCTCGTCGGCACGGTCAAGTCGATGGAGAGGCGCACTGACACCGGACCGGTCAACAATTCCCGGCCGGCCATTTCTTGGCGCGCGGCGAATGCGATCAGGCCCTCGTAGGCGACGGTCTTCTCAGGCGTGAACATGCGCGAGAAGCCGCCGATCTTGCCGATGCGGGGCCTGCCCTTGCCCTGCGGCTGGCCGGGGACGAAGAACGTGATGGGTTCACTCACCGCGATACCTCTCCCACTTCGTCTCGCTGAAGACCACGCCCAGGTCAGTCGCCGCGAAGGCCATCACCTTGTCAAGGTACTCGCTCATGCGCTTGACGGACAAGCGAGTGGTCGAGCGCAGCGTCTTCGTGGTTGACTTGCGCTTCCGTCCTGCCACCGTGATGCGCTTGAATTCGTAGCCGAGAAACGTCCGCTTGCCGTACTCGTGCCAGGCCTCCGCGCTCCAGCGGTCGCCGCCGATGCGGGCCTGTTCGCTGATCTCGGCCAGCACGACGCCCCAGTAGAACCGTGATTGCTGAAGCGAGCGCGTGTCTTCCGCCTCCTCGGCCAGGATTCGTACCTTGCGGCCGTCGGCGATTAGGTTGCGCGCCCGGTCGTAGGCGAGCTTGGCGACCTTGTGCGCGCCCTCGCGGGTGCTGACGATGACGTCGAGGGCTTCGGTCATGCGGCATGCCTCAGCGCCATAGTCGGCTCCAGAATCCGTGGTCTATCACCTCTGGCGCCGACTTCAAGTCTGCCGCAACGGCTCGTTTAGCCGCGTGATAGGCCGCAGAGCGCTCCCTAGCAGCGGCCATTGCGCGATGCTCGGCGGCATAGCGCTTGCGCGCCTCACGAAGTCCACGGGGTGCTCGCAAGGCCCCGATGCGAACGGTTGGCGGATTCATGCCCACTCCTTGGGAAACGTTGATGTGTCGGGGATTTCGACTGTCGCCGGCCAGTAGTTCGCAGCGACGAGTCGGCGCACGCTTTTGACGTGCGCATCCCACCAGCGGCGACGGCGCTCGGCCTCGCTCCAGTTCTTGCCCTGGTCGAGTTCGTGATGGCACGTCGTGCAGGCCGAAGCCGCGAATTGATCACTCGCTTTGATGCTCTTGCCCTTGCCGTGCACTTCCCAGTTGCTGTGCGCGCCGACGATCTCGCCCTTCGCCCAGTACCCGCAGAACTGGCACGGGATCAGCCGGTAGGCCTCGATCAGCTTCGCGTTTCGGACGTACTGGAACTTCGGCGTCGAGACCAGCGCGCGCGGCTCACTCGACGCCGGGATGCGGTACAGCCGCGGAAGCACTCGCTCGATGGTGACGGCCTGGTCGTCGTCCAGCGGCAGCGTGACGCGGACAGGCTTGCGCCTGAAGGCCGTCCGCTTCATCGGGACGCGCTGACGGATCACGCCTCGGCCCCGATTCGCAGCATGTCGCGGAACCACTCGCGCATCCCGTCCCACCATGGCTTTGCGCGCGCTTCCGCCTCAAGCCGCATCGTGTGAATGAAATCGCGCTCGCTCTTGAGCTCTCGGCTCAACTTCGCGTTGTCTCCACGCAGATCACGCACGCTCTGCTCAAGCCCCGTGATGCGATCCCGCAGCGCGTCCGCCTCTTCGTTGGCGATCCTTGCCGCGTTTTGGGCTCGCAGCATCTCGCGGTGGCATTCGTCCTTCTTCTCGCGGAGTTTGGCCTCGCGGCGCTGGGCGATCTCGATCTGGCTGTATGCGCGGTCGATCGTGGGTTGGTAGTCGCGGTGGCGGCTCATGCTGGAGTCCTCTGGCCGAGAAGAACGTCGCGCGCGTCGACCCCGCCATCACCGGCCTTAGGAAGCGGCTGCAGGCGGAAATCCTCCACGCACCACACTCCGGCCGTCTTGTCGTGTGGCGGCTTGTAGTCCACCACCCAGACATTCTCCGCGGTGCGCCCCGTCTGCGAATCCCGCGCCAGCGGCAGGAACCGCTTGCACGTCACCACCGTACCGTTGCGGATCCTGGCGCCGGCCGGCCCGCGAACCACGATGGCCATGTCATCCTTTTTGCAGTTGAGATGCATCAGTTCTCTCCGAGTGCTTGCCGCCAGGCCTTACGCAGCGGCTCGGTTAGCTTCTCGCCCGCACACTCGCGGTCGCGAAGTCGGTATGCCCAGTCCTTCGGGTGCTTTTTCTCGACGCGCTCTCGGGCGGCGTCAATTCGTGCAGCCGCCTCCGCGGCTTTGTGCTTGAGCTCGAGGCGGCGCTTTTCGCTGGCGTAGGTCATGCGGCCTCCTTCGTCCCCACCATGTAGCGCTCGCGCTCCGCATCCCATTTGGCTGGCGCAAGGCGGCGCTGACGCGCCCAGAGAGGATTGCGAGGCAGGCGGCCATCCCAATAGCCCCGCATCCTTTCGTCGGCGATGTTGGCTGGAGGCTTAGGTAGTGGATGCCCCCTACCCTTCCATGAATCCTGTTCACCGGCGTTGAATCCGCGTTCGTAGTCGGTCATGACGCCAAGTCCCGACGCGCTTGGGCACGATAGCTACTCCAGTCGAACGAAACCCAGCGGCATGTCTCCGTGAGGCGGTCAAAGGTTCGCTCGCCGATGAACGTCTTCAGCCCCGCCTTGTCCTGATTTGTCAGGATCACCGTCGGCCGCACGTCTCGATACCGTCGGTCGAGAATGTCGAAGATGATGGTCTGCTCGCCTTCGGTGCCGTACTGGACGCCGACTTCGTCAATCACCAGCAGGTCAAGAGCACCCAAGGTTCCAAGCACCTGCAGTTCGCTTCGATCGCTGCCCTTGCGCCACGCGTCGCGCACCTCCCGTATCATGTCGAGGCAAGTAACGTAGCAGACGTCACGGTGCAGCATCGATTGCAAGATGGCACCCGCGAGGTGACTCTTTCCGGTACCAGGAAGCCCGGAGAAGATCAGACCCTGCCCGCGGCGCGAGTTCTCGGCAAACTGCTCGGCGTAGTCGCGCGCGATGGTCAGCGCGCTTTGCTGGGCGTCGGTCGAAGCCTTGAAGGTATCGAAGGTGCGTCCAATGAAACGAACCGGGACCCGCGCGCAACGCAGGCGATCAGCGTGCCGCCGCTCGGCCTGTTGCCTTTCAAGCCGTAAGGCTTCGGCGGCCTCCGCTTCGCGCCGGATCACCTCGCAGGCCGGGCATTTCGTCCAGATCGACTTGAGGATGTTGCGGCTCTCGTAGTCGCCATGCTCGGGGCATGTCGCCATACGGTTCGCCTGCCGGTCAAGTGAAAGAGCCGTCATCGTTAATTCCTTCGCGATAGTTTTTGTCGGCAAAGCCGGCGTGTTTTCCATTGGTCGGTGAGCCTCGTTCGCTCTCGCGCAGCCAGGAGGCCTCCAAGCCTTGTGAGCCGCGAGCGCACCAGATCTCGAAAAATCGCTCAAGGGTGAGGTGGGCTTTGGTGCATTCCTTGCGCGCCTCCTTCAGCACCGTCGCGGTGACGGGCGCCTTTTTCTTGGCCCGTAGTGCGAGCCAATCCACCCACACCTCTGGGCTCACGTCCTCAGGACGAGCAGGAGTCGCGGAGCGCCCCTCTCCCGAACGTAGTGAGGGAGAGGTAGTAGTAGGTGGAGATGTAGGGCAGTCCGCAAGCAGTTCTTGAGTCGGTGCTTGTGGAATGCTTGGAGCATTGCTTGCTTCATCCTTGGAAGACTGTTCAACAGGATGCTCGGTTGGCGTCTCGGGGTCATCTGGCTCACCCTTGGCCCAGCGTGCCTCAGCCGCCTTCTTGGCTTTGGCAACGGCTGCGGCCTTGCGCTTCTGCGCATCCGCGAGTTCCTGCTCGACGCGCTTGTGCCACCAAAAGCCGTCCGACACGCGGAACTTGGCGGCCAGGACTGGCCGGTTCTTGCGCCATTCGCCGCGCTCCAACTTTGCGATGCTGCGGAGCTCGTCGTCGTTGTCCTTCAATGGCGTCCGGTCGCGCCAGTACGCCATGAGCAGCAGGATGTATGCTCCGTGCTGCAGGGTGGTGAACTTGAGCGTGTCAGCCAGGTAGGCGCCGATCCAGAGGGGCATGAAGGCGTCAACCTTCTCTTCTTCGCTCACGGGCGTTGCGCTCCCATGGCGGCGGCTCCGCGCCACTCGAACACGCTTGCCACCGGCGACCTGCGCTCACCACGGCGAATCGCGCTGATGAGGCTCTCGCTGACACCCAGGCGTTCGGCCCATGCCTTTCCCGTCTCTGGCGAGCAGGCGACCTCAAGGCGCTTGTTGTCGTCGAGTTTGCGGATCGAGCGCGCATGAGCGACGAGCGCTGCGTAGTTGCTCGGGTCGCCCCAGACTCCGCGGGCGGCAAGCGCCTGGTTCCGCTCCTTGCGGCTGCCGAAACGTGAGTGCTCAAAGTTGACGCAGTCCACATGCGGGCAAATAGCCAATGGAATCGCGTCCTGCCCGGGCTTGGGCTTAAAGCCGGCCAGGATCAGCGCCGCGCGCCGGCCATTCATGTCGCGCTTCTTGCCGTCCAGAACCATCGTCACGCTCGCCGCGCCGGCAGGATTCTTTCGAAGGCCCCACCGCCAACAGCCGCACTCGGGCTCGATCCGTGAGCGAAGTCGCAGGTCTTCCAGTTCGTAGACGCCGCCAAGGCGTTGTCCTTTCTTGGGGGCCATCACTTCCTCCGCTCTTCGTAGGACGCCACCTTGATCGAGTCGAACTTCGACACGAAGCCGGGCGGCCAGGCAATCGAGAACTTCGGCACCTCTGGCGGCTTTGCTTTGGTCGGCCGGCGACGTGGCTTGATGAACCCCATACGCCACTGCGTGTAGCCGCTCGGGCAGAGAGAGCGCTCGATAAGCCCTGCGTCGATTGCCGGGCCCAGTGAGGGCCGGATGGCGTTCGGCGGCACGCCCAGCGCAGCGCTGACTTCGGTGTTGGCGAGCCACGCGCCCTTGGGCATGCGATCCAGGCGCTTTTCGATGAATTCGATGGCGCGGGCGGCAATGGTGCCTTCGGTGGGGGCGTAGCTCATTGCTGGGCTCCGGCGAAGATCCCCCGGAAATGCGCCGCCATGGTTGCGCCGATGTCGGACTCCGCCGCCACCTTGATGATGGGTGCGTCCGAAATCTCGAGAGCCGGTGCTTGCAGCCCGCGGCGCTCGATCCACTCGGCCATGCGGCTCATGTCGTCGCGAGGACGGCACACGCCTTGCCGCGCGAGTTCGTCGGTGATCCGGTCGATCTCTTCTGTGTCGCGAATGAGTGCGGCATGGATGAGCGCGTCCCGGTCAAGGGGCTTCAGAAAGTTGGACGGCGTTGTGTCGGGCATGGCGTAGCCTTTGGGTTAGGCGAACAACTCGGCTTGCGGCGGCTCACCCGCAATGCGCAAGCCGATGGGGATGGTCTTGGAGCGGTACAAGCCGTGACGGCAGCCGCGCTCGTCGTTGGCGCACTCGGTCGAGTGCATCCAGAAAAATGCCGCCCAAGGCTCGCGGTGCGCGTAGGGGTCGCCAGGGAAGCGCTCGACCTTGCCGATGCCGAGGTAGTCGAAGATCCCCGGCATCATTCGACCGACGAGATGGGGCGCGAAGGCGGCGATCTTCACGACAGCCCCTTCGCAATCCGCTCATCCCTCTTGCGCGCCGCGATCAGCACGTCCAAGACGCGAATCGAGGCATCCCACAAGGCCCAGCCTGTCGGGGTGTCATCCTCAAAGACCTCAGGCAACGGCGTGATTGGCAGCGGCTGCCAGGGGATGGGTGGGAGGGTTGGGGTCATGCGACGCTCCGCTGCGAAGTCATTTCTTCCAGCACCTTCTTCCGCGCTCGAAGTTCCGCAAGATCGACGGCCGCTCGAGCCGTCTTGTATTGATCGTGTGCCGCCTGCTCTGTACCGAACCGGCCTAGTTCGTAGTCGCGGCCGTCAGCGGTGATGCGAGCTGCAAATTGACCGTTCGGGAGAGCGAAGGCCCCCAGCAACTTCCTATGCACCCAATTCGTCCGATTGCGAGCATTGGTCGCGGCGTCCGCCAAGCGAAGATTCGAATAGGCGTTGTGATCTCGCACGCCGTCGTGGTGATCAAGCAAAGGTGCCCAGTCGCCTGTAGCAACCAGCCAGACGATGGCGTGCGCCATCAATTGCTGACCGTCGATCGTGATCTCTCGATAGCCGTGCTTGTGGGTGCGACCCGCGATGGACCCAGCCCGCGCCCGTCCACGGCTCTCACGCCAGCGGATCACTCCCGTCTCCACCTCAACATCCAGCAGCGCCATGATTCGTTCACGCGAAGGCTTGTCGGTCACGACGTCACCCTCCCGCTAATTACTTCGCTCAGAACGCGGACACGCATCTCCGCGTCTTCCGCCCGCTTGGTTGCCTCGCGCAATTTCCGTTCGGTCTCGGTCTCGACATGGCGCAGGATCGTGATGTCGTAGTTGCGGGAGTGCAGCAACCAGAGCATCGGCGCCTCATTGCCAGCGGTGTCCATGAACAGATTCAGCTTCTCCTGAGGGAAGTTCGCCGAGCCGGACTGGCCCATGATTCGCGACCACTGCGCCTGATCCTTGACGATGCCATCGGGGCCGTAGAACTGGGCGTCATCCTTGCCGCTCAGCGTCTGGCACAGGTGAAGCGCCTTCGTGAACGTCGGCTGCTTGTAGATCAGCGCCGGATCGATTGCCTGCATGGTCGGGCGATAGGTCAGTTCGAACTGCATCGCTGCATGCTCCTGAATTTTTTATGACGCGGCATGACTCGTTCGCTTAGGCAAAAAAAGAGACAGTGGCGGCATGGACAACAGCCCCGCCACTACCGATGAAACCAACCCCTGTACCGACTCCCGCCGAGGCCGTGCGCCTAGTCTTCAAACGCGCCTGCATGTCAATCTCGCGGGAGTACGCCTTCTTGGCGGCCAGCCTGGATGCACCGACCGAGCGCGAGCGCTTGGTGCGGAGGGTGAAGGCGCTCAGGGCAGCCAAGCCGGGGAAGGAATGAGCCTGCATTGCTCAGACCCCTTCCCATGCGACGGGCGCCGCCGCGGGCGCGATGACCCGAAGCGTGTCCAGGTCGAGGAACGTGAAGCGCCCTTGCGGACGCCACCCCATCGTGTCGATGTGGTAGACGTTGCCGAGGACGACAGGCTGCGCCATGGGCGTGTGCCCGACGACGACAGCGCGGACGCCGGCCACCGGGGTGCGGTCTTCGTTCTGCACCCGGGTGCGGTTCCACATGCACAGCTCACGCGCATTGGCGATCAGGCCGCGCGTCGAGGTCGCGGACTCGAGTTCGGTCGTGAAGCGCTTCCAGTCCGCGTTCGGGCAATCGGCGTGGACGATGCCCACCAGGCCGGCGGTCGTCTCGACCTCCATGGCGACGGGCAGGCTGCCGAGAAGAGCGGCGTATCGGACACGCTCGTCATGCGTGTTGCCGATGTTCCAGGCGCCGCCGTTGGACGCGTAGTTGTTGGCGTCCATGTAGCCGTTGGGCCAGCGGATGGCGAAGTCTTCGTGGTTGCCTTGCACCGCGAAGAACCATGGCTGTGCGATCAACTCGTCGCAGCGATGGGACTCCGGGCCGCGATCAACGAGGTCGCCGACCGAGAAACAGCGGTCCTTCGTGTCGTCGAAGCCAATGGCTGCGAGCGACCCAAGGAACCGCGACACGCAGCCGTGGATGTCGCCGACGGCGATGTCCCGGCCCGCGGTGTTGCGGGAGAAGCGGCGGACTTCGTTGAGCGCCACGGCTCAAGCCTCGTTCCAGCGGCCGAGGCGGTGATCCATCGCGGCCACCGTCAGCAGCCCTCGCGGCGTCTCCTTGACCGCCGGAGCGTTCTGGCCGCGGAGCAGCGCCAGGGCTTGGGCGATCTCGCGCTCGGTGACTTGCTCGCCGCCGACGCTCAGGACTGGCTCGGGAGTCGGCTGCACGTTCTTCGCAGCCATGGCGGCAATGCCGGGGCGGTCGTTGTCGCGAATGAAGTCGTGGTTGAACCCGTCGCGACCCCAACCGCCTTCCACGGCCGCCAGCATGTAGCTAGCATCAACAGTGAGCGTGACCTTGCCACTCTTGCGCGCGACGCGGTCTGCGGGGCTTGCGGCCTCGACGTCGATTCGATAGCGGCCATCGCAACCAAAGCGGCCATACTCCGGCGGCATCTGCTCATAGCGGATGTAGGACACGCCATCGCGAGCGGCAGCGAAGGCCTTCGCAGCGAAGCCGATGGCGCCGGCATCGATGTAGCCGAGTTTGCCCTCAGCCTTCGCCGTAAGCCAAGCACGGTGCTCAGCCTCAGCGGCAGCAACATTGATAGAAACAGCCATGGGAAGGTCTCCAATCGCGGCAGTGCCGCTAGGGTTGCGGGGTCAGGCGGCGGCTTCGGCTGGAATCTCGACGGCACGCAGGGCAGCCACGGTCTTGGCCTTCTGCTTCTCGCTCCAGAGGACGGCGGCGCGCAGGTTAGTCGGCAGCTTGGCCGCGAGCAGCGCGTTGCGAACCGTCGCCGGGTGCACCTTGAAGGCGGCGCCGATCTGGTTCATGGTCAGTCCGCGAAGCAGCAGCGCCACGGCGTCATGCGCATTCACGCTCACCGCTGCTCGGGGGGGGGTAGTGATGCCGAGCACCGTCAGCGTCGTAGCGAGGCGGCTGGGGTCGAGCTGCAGCTTCTCGGCGATCTGCCTGCGGCTCATGCCCGCGGTGACGAATTCGCGCAGCTGGGCTTCGGACGTCGGGATGGATTTGCGTTTCATGGTCTTCCTCTTTGGGTGGTTGAAGTGAACTCAGCGCAGAGGAACGCCCGCGCCACGGCGTGGGAACTAGGCGGCTTTCGCCGGCTTTGCTGGGACTGGGGGCGCGCCGGGACTGCCGATGAGGTCAAGCCAGATTTCGTGCCAATCGTTCGGCCGCGAATCCCAGCGGCGCACCTTGCCACCGGTGGCGATTTCGAGGGCCATGGCGTATCCGGCGGACGGCTGCCTAGCGCCTTTGCGCGTGCGATCACGCGATCCGATTTGCCACTGCCGCACCTGGGCGGGATCAACTCCGATGGATTCCGCCAACTGAGCCGGACTCAGCGCGCCGGCCGCTTGTTTGAGGTATTCGTCGAGGTTCATGATCCCATTCTGGAGCATCTGCTACAGCTTCGTCAAGCGCAATCGCTCCCGTAGCGGTAGCTACCATCCAAAAATGTCTATGGAAGAGATTCAGGCGTGGCGCCGTGAGCGCCTGCAGGCTGCGGTGGACCACATCGGCGGCAATAAAGCTGCGCTCGGGCGCCTGCTGGGCTATCAGGACGGCTCATTCGTTGGCCAGATGCTTCGCGCTGAACGGCCGATCACCGAGGACACCGTCCTCCGACTCGAATCGCACCACGAGTTCAGGGCATGGTTTTCTGCTGACTCATTCAACAAAAGGGGTCCTTTACCCCTTCTATTGGCTCGGCCAGTGAGCCAGGAACCGGCGAACATTCCGACACGATCTAGGCTACCCTTGGTCGCGTGGAGGGATGACAAAATGATCAAAGCGCAACAGCGCTTCACGGTCGTCGCACCTGACGACACAATGGCACCCGCTATCCTACGGGGCTCGACAGTGATCTTTGATGCTGGGCTCTTGCCGGCGAGAAACGGTGACTATGTGCTCCTGAAGGACATGGCTGGAGACTGGCATATCCGCGAATACCAAGGCACGCCCGACGGCACATGGCACGCGCTGCCACAGGCCGAGCGCGCCCTGACGCTCGAGAGCGTCAAACATGGGCTCGAGGTGCTGGCAATCTTCGATGGCACAGTTGGCCGCCGAGGCTGACATGCGTCCAGAAATCATCGTCGGCGGCATCTGTGTTGGCCTCATCACAGCCGCCGCCATCGCGTCCTTTGGCCGCAGTAGAGCATCCGATGCGCCGGTGGTTGATCCTATCTATGCAGCACCCGCGGCCGTGTCGGCCGCCACCGTCAAGCCAACCCCGTCGGTGCCTAGACATCACTGGGTAACTCGGCGCGGCCCCAGCTTTGGGTACCAGACTGCGATGAGTGATGTCGACCAGGCTGCTGGCTTGGCGACCAAAGCACTCGTCATGGTCGACTTCAACGGCATGGTTCAGGGTGACTACTCATTCACGAGCTACGACCCCATCACGGGCAACGCAATCATCATGCGTTGCGCTGAGCCCTGCGAGTTCATGAACGTCATGAACTACAACCACCGGACGCCGGAAACCTTTCCGGTAACGCCGGGTAGCGTCATGGACGCCCTAGTCCAAGATGCTCGCGCAGGGTTTCTGAACCCGTAACCGCCCGGTCGGCTAACCGACCAATCCAGCATTCAGCTACAGACATAGGGTTTATCCCTAGATGATCGGTAGCGCTGGCTCTTGCCAAAATCGGTAGCGGCGGCTACAGTTCCTCATCGGCTCAGAAAACAGCACGTCGCTGCAGCCGAGGAAGGGGAAGCAAATGCACACCGCTCTCAAAGCGCAGACCCTCGAGCCCGCGCTCATCCAGCCTGATTTCGACGCGATGGACGACACGGCCGACTTCGCTCAGACCTACCGCCCCGCTCGGCCAGCTGATCCCGATGACGTGTTCTCGCAAGACGAGGACGCCGCCGAAGCCCGGCATGTCCACGCACTGCTGACGCGCTACGCGCAGCCCACGCCGAACAGCAAGTACGTCGGCATCGCGCTGGACGCCTGCGCTGCCCTGCACCAGATCATCACGACCATCCGCGGCCAGGACAATTTCGACCAGTTCAGCGAAGTTGACGTGGACAAGTGGGCGGCGATCTGCCGGCGGATGGGCTACCGCAATGCCACCGGGAGCGCGCAATGAGTGCCACTCGCCACGCCACCGATGCGAATGCCGAGGCCCTGCGCTTGAGCCTCGCGCTCGAAGACATCTGCGCCAACGCGCTGAGGGGCGTCATGCCCACCACGGAAGAACTCGCGGCGCTGCATCGCCAGTCGCGGTTTGTGCAATATCACACAGCGCGAGCGGTGCACTCGACAAGCTTGCCTTCCGCAGACCGGCGCGACCCCGCGGCTGCGATTCCGGCGATGGCGCAAGAGGTGGTGGCGTGAGCGCCCCCGTCATCATCTGCCTTGTCCTCGGCGTCCTGCTGATCATCGGCATCGTCGCCCTGCTGATCGCCTCCAGCAAGCCGGATTACGACCTGTGGGATCAGCTGCGTCGCGACGCAGCGCCCTACGACACCGAGATCATGGACGAGGCGTTCGACGAGGAGCACCGCTCGTGAACGCCGAGCTGCTCTCCGACATCGTGCATGTCGCCACGAGGCTTCAAAGCGCTGGCATGTTGCACAACGCCGCCCTGCGCGACTTCCGCGCTGGCGACCCCATCGAGCCGATCAAGCGTGACGCGGCGTCCATCGCGACGTTGACCGAGAAGCTCGCTTTCAAGGTCGGCCAGCTGCAGGCGAGCGTCGCCAGCGAAGTCCGCCGGCCGCGGCTCGACGAATACGTGACGCTGGGCCGGGCCAAGCCCGAGGCCGAGCGCCTGGAACTGAGCGGAATGCTCGCTGACTCTGAAGGTGGAACTCATGATTAAGAAGGTCTCCGTCCCCGCCGCTGCGTCGGCCCAAGCGACGCTCACTCCCGAGCCGGCCGAGCCGCTGCACGCTGAGCCCACGCCAGGCGAGCAACCCAGCATCCGCGACCAGTTCGCCATGCATGCCATGGGCGCAATCATCATGGGCGTGGTCGGGCGCGGCGCCGACAAGAGCGTGCTCGTCGACCAATGCACCGACGACGAGCTGCTGGGGATCGCCTACCAGTGCGCCGACAGCGCGATGCGGGCGAGGGCGAAGCTGTGACCCCAACCGCCACCCAACGCGCCGCCTATCACGAGGCTGCCCGTGCCCACAGCATCCCCGCCCTGGCCGTCTGGCTTGCCACGACTGCCGTCGCAGCCCTCGGCTTCGCGGTGAGGGTGCTCGGGGGCGAATCTTGATCGCCGGCCTGCAGATCCTCGCCGGCTTCTGGCTCGCGCAGCTCGCGTGGTTCTGCCTCGCGCTGGGACGTTCGCTCTGCATGGGGGCGCTCTATGGCCGACGCGCGCGTTGAGTCGAGCGGCTGCTACTGCCAGACGCGCGGACTCGATTGCCGGCAAGGTCGCACCTGTCCGCTGCTCCACGAAACCGAAGCTGCGAATGACCTCGCGGCTCCCTGGCCGGACTTTCCGGCACCGAAAGGAAAGAAGCGCATGTACCGACTGTCCTCGTCCGCCTACACCGGCCGCGCTCCCCGCACGCTTTCGTCAGCCTTCGGATGTTCCATGCGCGACCCCGTCCATCCCATGCCCACCCCGCGCCCTGCCGGCCTGTTCGCCCGCTTCACGGCGTGGCTGTTCGGCCGCTGATCTTCAACTTCAAGGGGATTCCATGAACCAACTACTAGCCGACACGCAGGACGTGCGCGAAACCGTCGAACTCGCCCTGCAGCCGCGCGTCGAGCAGCCAGTCACCGTGCGCAATGACGCAGCCGTTCAAGGCCGGGTCGTGACGCCTGCCGACCTGATCCAGATCGCCATGCAAAGTGGCGACAAGGACATCGACCGCCTGGAGCGGCTGATGGCAATGGACCTCCAATACCGCGCGCAGCAGGAGCAGGATCGCCAGCGCGACGCGAAACTGCTGTTCGAGGCCGATTTCGCCGCCTTCAAGGGCGAGAACATCATCATCCCGAAGGCCAAGGAGGTGAACCGCGGGCGCGCCGGCTCCTTCATGCAGGCCGAATTCGACAGTGTCTGCCGCATGCTGTCGCCCGCGCTGTCCAAGCATGGTTTCGGCTTCCGTCACAAGCAGACCTTCGGCTCCAAGGTCGCCTTGTCCGCCGACGGTACCGAGAAGGCCTTCCCGTGGGTCTGGGTGACATGCATCCTGTCGCACCGCGGCGGTCATTCGGATACGTTGGATCTCGACGGCCCGGCCGATGACCAGTCGGCGAACACGCCGATCCAGAACGCCCAGTCGTCCGCGAGCTACCTCAAGCGCCAGTCCCTGCTAGCCATCACTGGCACGGCCACCGGCGGCGAGGATGACGAGAACCGCGCCAAGCCGAAGGCAGCGGGCGGCGACGCGGCGGACAACGGCGCCCATGACCCGCTCGACGCCCTGCGGGAAGCCGGCCGCAATGCATCGATGAACGGCATGGCCGCGCTGACGGCCTGGTGGGCGAAGCTCTCGGCCCGCGAGCAGAAGGACTTGAGCGGCGACTTCGGCGGAATGCGCAAGGCCGCCCGCCAAGCGGACGGGGGCGCGCAATGAGCGAACTCATCATCCGTTGCTCGTCCATCGGCCACCTGATGGCCAAGCCCGAGAACGCCGATCTCGACCCGCTGCACGTCACGCCCGAGGTGCAGGCGATCATCGCCAAGACCAAGCGCAGCGACGAAGAGAAGTCAGTCCTGGAGGAAGTCCGCCGCAAGAGCCTGTCGGCTGGCGGCAAGACCCATGTCCGCAAGCTGGTGCGCGAGGCGATCTACGGCTACGAGCCGGGCGAGATCGAAACGCGTCCGATCCTCAAGGGCCGCGCCGTCGAAGGCCAGTGCATCGAAATGCTGGCGCGCCTGACGGGCCGTCCGCTGGTCAAGAACAGCGAGCGCCGCAACAACGGCACGATCTCCGGCGAGTGCGACATCTTCGACGCGCCCATCCGCCATGGCCGCGACATCAAGGCGCCCTACTCCATGGAGTCGATGCCGATCGTCTTGGCCGACTGCTACGACTCGGGCTACGAATGGCAGATGCGCGGGTACATGATCCTCTGGGATGCCGAGACCTGGAGCGTGGATTACACGCTGGTCAGCACCCCGGAAGAACTCGTCGGGTTCGAGCCGCCGCAGTTGCACTTCGTGGACCACATCCCGGAAGCGCACCGCTGGACGACGTGGCTCGTCGAACGTGACCGCGCGCTCGAGTCGCTGATCGCCGACAAGGTCGCCGCCGCGCGCCGCTACTACCGGCAGGTCGTCAACGAGTTCGACCGCACCCACAACGGCAAGCAGCCCGAGACGCTGCCCTGGGAAGACCTGCCCGGCCAGCCCAGCGAGCCGTCTGCCGCCGCAGAGCCCGCCACCCGCCGCACCGTCCCCGCGGGCGCCGTCGCCCTGCCCGACTTCTTCTAGCCCGCTGGAGAACCCCATGTCCGACTTCGACATCTTCCCGACCCTCGACGAACCCGAGACCGCCGCGCCGCAGTCGTCCGTCGCCACCACCAAGGCCGCCGACCTCGCCATCGAGGACATCGACCTGCAGAAGATCGCACTGGCCCACTTCGACGTGTCCAACGTGGCGCTGCAAACCGCCCGCCAGAAGCTGACCGGTGTCGTTCACGACCTGTCGACGGCGACGAAGCTGGCCGAGGCCAAGTCCCTGCGCGAGCGGCTCATCAACGCCCCGCTCGCCGAGGCTCGCAAGGTCAACAAGGGCCTCAAGGCCAAGCTCACGGCGGTCAGCAAGGCCGTAGGCGCCCGCCTGGAGTCCATCGAGGCCGGGTTCGCCGAGGCCGAGAAGCTCATCACGCCGCAAATCGAAGCGCGCGACGCCGACCTCGCTGCCGAGAAGGCCGAGCGCGAGGCCAAGGAAGCGGCCCGCGTCGCCGTCCACCGCGAGAACATCGCCAAGCTGGCCAGCTACGTCGGCCAGGCGCAGGGCAAGACCTCGGCGCAGATCCTGACCATCATCAATGGCGTGTCGGGCATCGACACCATCCCGGAGCAGTGGGAAGAGTTCGCCGTCGGCGCCGAGATGCAGAAGGAGCAGACCCTCGAAGCACTACAGGCGCTTTTCAGCAGCACCAAGACCGCCGAGGACGAAGCCGCCGCCCGCGAAGCCCAGCGCATCGAGAACGAGCGCGTCGCCGCCGAACTCGCGGAGAAGGAGCGCGCTCTCGCTGAGAAGCAAGCGGAGATCGATCGCAAGCTGGCGGTCATCGCGGCGGCGGAGAAGGCCGAGGCAGACCGGGTCGAGGCTGCGGCGCAGGCCCAGCGCGACGCCGAAGCGAAGGCTGCCCGAGAAGCGGCGTCAGCCGAGCTCGGCCGCCAGCAGGCCGAAGCGCAGGCCGCAAAAGATGCCGACCTGAAACGGATCATCGAAGCCAACCGCCTGGCGCAAAAGGCTGCGGCCGGAGCGCTGCAGGTCGCCGCCGACGCCACGCCGGCCGAGGTGATCGCGGATGCCTACGAGGCTACACCCGCCGCCGACATGGATGACATCGCCACCAAGCCCTGGACGCTGCCGGCCGCCGAAGAACCGGTGGCCTACACCGGCCGCATGGCCGTGTCGACCGGCGTGCTGCATCCCACCCCGGGGCCGGTCACGTTCGCCGAACCCGAACCGTCCGCCGCCGATGCGCTGTCCGCCCTGCTGGCGCACATCGACGAAGCCTTCGCCGGTCGCTTTCCCGCGCACCCGAAGCCGAGCCCCGAATGGTGGGGCACCTTGCGGCGCCTGACCGACGAGGCGCGCGAGACCGTCGCGACCTGATCCATCCCCCCACCCCAGGAGAATCGAATGCCCGCAGTCCTCACCTCCGAAGCCGACCGACAACACGGCAACCACGACGACCCCTCCTATGACGCCTTCCTTGCGCGCATGAGCGCCCGGTTCAGCGCCATGGCGGCGGAGCATGGAGCTCTGTTCACCACGAACGCCGAGGGCCTGTGGGAAACCTACCTCGGGCACTTTGCGCCGCACGACCAGCAATACCACAACTGCAACGCCTGCCGGCACTTCATCGAGCGCTTCGGTGGCCTCGTCTTCATCGACCAGAACGGGGTCGCCACATCGGCTATGTGGAGCGGTGGCGAGGCGGATGCTGACTGCGCTCCCTCGATCATTGCCCTTCAGCACGCAGTCGGTCGCGCCGAGGTGACGGGTGTATTCCAGTCCGGCGACAAGACCTTGGGGCAACCCGTCACGGGCATCTGGCGCCACCTGTCGGCAACCCTGCCCATCACGATGGTCCACAAGCATCCGCTGCTGACTGCCGGTCAATCGATGGCCGAGAAGCGCGAGGACTACCGCAACATGCAGCGCGCGCTCGGCGACTTCACGGGCGCCCAGGTCGACCAAGCTCTGCAGCTGCTCAACTCCGACGCCCTTTATCGTTCCGAGAAGGTGATCGGCCCGGCCCAGTTCCTGCGCGACCTCATCGCCATCCGCGACGACAACCGCAACCAGGCGCTGCGCCGCAACCTGACCTGGCGCCGCATCGCCGCGGCGCCGGCCGGCTTCTGCCACCCGCGCTCGTCGATGATCGGCTCGCTGCTGGAGGACATCGCCGCCGGCCTGGACTTCGCCGATGTCTCGCGCAAGTTCGCTGCCAAAATGCACCCGCTGCAATACCAGCGCCCGCAGTCCGCCCCAAGTGCCGGCGCCATCGCCGCAGCAGAAGCCGCGTTCGCGAAGCTCGGTGCGGCCGGGGCGTTGACGCGCCGCCTTGCGCGCATGGACGAATTGCAAGCGCTGTGGAAGCCTGCGCCGCGCACTTCCGACCCGACCAGGGCTGGCGTGTTCGGCCACCTCAAGGCTAAGGGAGCCGATCCGATGCCGGCCAGCATGCGCGTACCGGCGCAGACGATGACCTTCGACAAGTTCTCGCGTACCGTGCTGCCGAACGCCGAACGCATCGATGTCCTGGTGCCGTCGCATTCGTCGAACTGGGTCGTCTTCGTCACCGCCGCGGATGCCTCGGCGCCGCCCATTCTGCAATGGGATCGCGAGGACGCGCGCAACCCGGTGTCGTGGTACGTCTGGAATGGTGGCGCGCCGGCATCGCAATACGGCCTGCTGGGCGACAAGTACCACGAGGTCTCGGCCGTTGCCCTCAAGCCCTCCATGTGGGGCAGCGGCATGAGCCACCAAGGCCAGTCCGCGACGTTTGTCGTTCGCGATGCTCGAGAAACTCGCTCGGCCGGCGCAGCGCTGTTCCCCGAGATTCTTCGCAGCGAGTTCCACGGCATGCGCTCGGTGATCGAGTCGTTCTCTCGCAACGCTGACATGCAGGGTCTCGACCAGCCACATGCAGCCGGCTTGCAGATCAGCGCCGGTTCGAACTCGCCGATCAGTGTGCGCGTCCATGGCGGCCCAGTCCCGATGGAGTACCTGATCGACCGCTGGGACTAAACCAACTTCGCAACCGAACCAGTTTCGGCGGCGCCGTGTCGGCAGCAACTGTGCGGGCGACGTCACTCCCCTTCCGAGCCCATCAGCGTAACCCGACACCCCAACGGCGCCGCCACTTTTCTACCCCGGAGAGCATCACATGACCGTTGATCTTCAGAGAGCCTTCGAGGCAGCCGAGGACGAATACATCCAGTTCGACCGCATCGAGAACCCTCGCCATCCGAGGCCCGACATCGCGGCGTTTCTGCTGCTCTCCGAACTCGCGCCCGGCAGCGACGACATGGTCTTGGCAGCCGAGCACGACGAGATCTACCTCGTTACCGACTGCGAGGCACTGGCCGAAGTCATCACTCAGGAGCAGGTCGTCGAGCTGGCGCGCTGCGGCGTGCGCTACGACGAGCAGTACGACTGCCTCGCGATGTTCATCTGACAGACCAACAACGGGGCGGCGGCAAGCGCCGTGAGCTGACCGAGTGCGCCACGCCTCCCTGGCGTAAGCAAGAACCCGGAGTTGCGCCCGGGCCGCCCACCAATCCTCACCACGCCTGAAAGGCATCCATGACCACCAAGACCGAAATCAAGCCCCTTGCGCTCGCGGCCGTCGCCGCCCTGGCGCTCGGCTCGCCGCTCGAGGGCGGCACGTTCCAGGGCATTCTGACGCTTCCCAGCGGCGTGCATGTCGCCGTCGTTCTCCTGGCCGACAAGCCCGACGAGGAGCTGAACTGGGCCGACGCCAAGAAGTGGGCCGAGAGCGTCGGAGGCGAGCTGCCGGCGCGCCCGGCCGCGGCCATGCTCTTCGCCAACGCGAAGGCCCAGTTCGAGCCCGAGTGGCACTGGACGTCGGAAGCCTACAGCGGCTCGTACGCCTGGTTGCAGTACTTCAGCTACGGCTACCAGAGCGCGGGCTACGTCACCAGCAAGAGCTGCGCGCGAGCCGTCCGCATGATTCCTTTGGTCCTTTGATCCTTCCAGGAGCCACGCACATGACCATCACCATCGAAGAGCTCAAGGCCGACGTCGCACGCCTGAACGAGAAGGTTGTCGCGTTCGAGCGCGCGAAGCCGCGCGTCATCACCATCGACGAAGCCGAGATCGACCTGGCCGAAGGCGAGACCTACGCCGGCCTGATCCTGAACGACGACGGGACGCCGTCGCACCACTTGGTGCTCCTGCCAGGCGAGACCGAGGCGACCTGGGCTGATGCCAAGGCCTGGGCGGCGAAGGCTGGCGGCGAGCTGCCCACCCGCCGCGAGCAGTCGCTGCTCTTCGCCAACGCGAAGGCAGGCTTCCAGGACTGCTGGTACTGGTCCAGCGAGAAGCATGAGAACGGCTCGGGCGCCTGGATGCAGGACTTCGGCCTCGGCAGCCAGTACGCGAACTACGTCGACTGCAAGCACTGCGCGCGAGCCCTCCGCAGATTGAATCCCTGAGTCCTTCAATCCTTTGAATTGAGCCCTGCCACATGGCTATCCACGACCAACTGCCGATCCATCGTACTGGCGTGCGCCTGCTCGCCCTTGCGGTGAAGGTGCAGGAGCAGCTCCCGCGCAGCGTCAAGCGGCTGCTGGGCGAGAAGATCATGCAGCACTGCATCGAGATGCTCGACCTGATGGCACTCGCCAACGCCTCGCAGCGCGAGGTGCGGGCGGCCTACATCCAGGAGTTGCTCCAGCGGCAGCGCGCCGTCACGGTGCTGCTGCGCGTCTGCCATGACGCGCGATACCTGACGGCACCGAAGCTGTGGGCTGAGTCGATGGAGCTGCTCGGAAGCATCGGCAGTCAAGCCGGTGGCTGGCTCAAGTCCGCCAACAGGGCGCCTGCAGCATGACGGTCAAGGCCCTCATGCCCGTGCGCTGGAATCTGGTCGCGCCCCTCGACGGTTGCACGTTGCGTCGCGTAGGCATACACTCGCCAAAGACGCTTGAAAACGTCATGAGTTCAGCGGTTATGCCGCCCCGTCAGCGCGGCTTTGTCACGTCCAAACATTTTAGTTTTGGGCGGGATGAGGCTACCCGTAAGGCTGCCTGCCTGACTGAACTCAGGTTTTCAACATCCCGCCCACCCGTCGTGCTTGAAAACGCGCTGAGTGGTCTCAGTCTCGTTCAGGAGCACGGAATGGCAAAGACCCATGGTCTCAGCGGTACGCTGACCTATGCGCGCTGGAAGTCCATGAACCAGCGTTGCAATGACCCCAACGCGATCAACTATCCCGAGTACGGCGGCAGCGGCATCAAGGTCTGCGCGCGCTGGGAAGAGTTTCCAGCGTTCCTGGAGGACATGGGCGAGTGCCCAACACCTGCGCATACGCTTGACCGGCTGCGGAACTCGGAGGGCTACGGCCCCGGCAACTGTCGGTGGGCTACCCGCCTGGAACAGAACAACAACCGGACGAGTAATCGCATCCTTGTGTGGCGAGGCGAGTCCAAGACCGTTGCTGAGTGGGCGCGCTGCGCTGGAATCCCAACAGGGACTCTGTGGAACCGAATCAGGGCTGGGTGGGAACTTGATCGCGCTCTCACGCGCGGATCACACGAAACCGGCCCCTTGCTGACATACCAGGGCCGCACTCTGCACCTCGCGGAATGGGCTAGGCAACTCGGCGTCAACTATGACCTGCTCTCGCGCCGCTTGCGGGCTGGCTGGGATGTTGAGCGAGCGCTCTCTCTGCCATCAAAACGCGCGCGCAAGGGAGTCCAAGCATGACTGCCAAAGGCACCCCCGACTACTACCGCGAGCGCCGCGAGCGTCCCGCGCCCACGCCGACCGCTCGCGCAACCACCGTTCGCTGTCCCGCTCCTGCCTGCGGCCTGTCGTACCTGTCCTACCACCCCAAGTGCCCCTTCTGCGGCACGTCCTCTGAGCCCAAGGACTGCGCCAAATGAAGTTCACCCGCCGCCGCCTTCTCTACGCCGCCCTGATCGCTTTCAACCTCGCGACCTTCGGCATGGCCGTGATGGGTGCGATCGCAGCCAACAAGCACCGAGCGGCGCGCGAGCCGTTCCTCGACACCTGGGCGCACCACGCCGAACAAGCGGCCAGCGCGCCTCACCCCTGAAGGAGAAGAGATTGACCGACATCACCTTGAAACTCGACGGAGATGCCCTCCGCGAAGCCACCGTCCAAGCAATGCTTGGTGTCCTCACCCCTGAAGTTCGGGCGAGCGTCCTCGAAAAGGCCATCCAAGCATTGATGGCGCCCAGCACCAACTCCTGGGATCGCAAGAAGTCGCCCATCGAACTCGCGTTCGAGTCGGCCGTGGAGCAACTGGCCCGCACCGAAACGGCCCGCCTGCTCAAGGAAGACGAAGCGCTGGCCGCGCGCATCCGCGAGCTCATTCGGATGACCGCAGACAAGGTGCTCTCCGCCGACATGGACAAGCTGGCCGAGCGCATGGCGTCCGCGTTCGCCGAGTCGATGCGCAAGGACTGACCCCCCATCGCCGCACACCCTGCAGGGCCTCTCTACTTACCAAGGAATGACATGACCGCACCGAAGGCGAAAGCCGCCAAGAAGACGAGCAAGACCGCCGCGGAAGTCGCGGTGCCCCAGCACACCGAGACGATCGTCTCGTACAAAGGCTTCGACATGGACTGGAAGTGCCGAGGCATGCAGTACGCCGTCGGCGAGACGTTCGAGCACAAGGGCGAAGTCCAGGCATGCTCTGGCGGCCTTCATGCCTGCGAAGACCCGCTGCATGTCCTGCGCTACTACCGGCCAGCGACTTCGAAGTTTGCCGTCGTCGAGCAGTCCGGCACGCTGTCGCGCCATGAGGATGATTCGAAGGTCGCCAGCTCTCGCCTGACCGTCAAGGCCGAACTGACCATCGCGGGCCTCATCAAGGCGGCCGTCGAATACCGCTTCAAGAAGTGCAAGCCGTCCGATGGAGCGGTGGCGACCGAGAAGAACGAATCGGCCACGGCCAGCGGCTACTACGGTGCGGCCACGGCCAGCGGCAACTCCGGTGCGGCCACGGCCAGCGGCAACTACGGTGCGGCCACGGCCAGCGGCAACTACGGTGCGGCCACGGCCAGCGGCTACTACGGTGCGGCCACGGCCAGCGGCTAATATCGG